CAGAAGAAGTCCTTCTGCCTGGTGCGTGGTTCCAGATCGCCGCGTTAACGGTTTTTAATTATATGCTGACTATAGCATAGTTTCCATGAATTGTCACCCACAAAACGAAAATGTTCAAGGCTGGGCTTGCGTTTACCTTATCAGTGCCTTGGCGCTTCCGTTTCGTGCCATTTGTGTTCATCGGGGTCGCCAGCGATCCCCTTGTATTTCAGAAAGAGGCTCTTCACCGCGGTACGGTTGCCAAAGTATTCTAAAAGCTCCGGCTTGATACCGCTCTTGGCTGAGTCGAGCTCAAGCCCGGTGAGGATGGTCAAAATCTCTGTCTCCTTGCGGTATTGTTCACACTCTCCTATCGGGAGGCTCTCATCGTAGGCAAGAATGCTGCGCCGCAGGGCGGCGTTGGTAATCTGCCCGACACGGGATGAAAAGGTACTTTTTACGGTCTCGAACCTCGCATGCCAATCGTTGGCATCAGCGATCAGCGGCTCAACTGACGGAATCTTCATCAGCGGCAGATTGCTCGCATTGTCCAGGCCGCCATCATAGTTGCGGCTGACACAGCGGCCCAAGAGAGGTTCCGCGTAAAGATGCACGGTATCGCCGTCATAATCTGCGCCGCCTAGCCGATCCGGGATGAGCTGCTGGTGGTCAGCGGCTTCGACATGCCCTATGACGTTTATGAGGATTTCCTGCGCAGAGGAAGCGCCGATCTGCCGGAGAAATACACCTCTGTCATCTGGTAAAAGAAGCTCGTAACAAAGATTGATCGAGCAGCACGTTCGAAGATTAAAACCAGTCTATCACAGTACATGAAATGATAGACACCAGATCAAGAGGCTGAGAAGTGACGGAAAGAGCGTGAAGGAGATACAGGAGATCCTTGGCTTGTCATACACATCCATCCAAGGGTATCTACCACATAAGTCCGTGTACGGACTGGACACGATGAGCTCCGAATGTGAGCGGATTAGGCTGTACCGGAAACGGAGGAAAGCTGTGGAGGAGTTAAACGCCCATCTCGGCTTGCCTGACCAGAGCGTGTATCTGCGGAAAGCTATAATCGCTTTCCAGTCCTATCCCTTCACTACCTCCGGCCGTGGAAACCGGCCTGGCACCAAGTTCACCTATGAAGTGAGTAAGCCAACCAAGGCTGGTGGAAGAAGATATGCGGGTGAAAGCGTGGAAGGCTATGGCAATGAACTGTGGGTCACCACACTCCCGAATAAGGTACGGAAGGAGAAGTCGATTTCCCGATCCACAGTAGACCTTGCGCTGAAGAACGCCTGTGAAAAGGAGATAAAGGGATCGAAGGCGCTGGGGATTCCTGGGGCGGGGTCGTATCTGTATCCATTGTTTATTTTCCAAAACTGTGGTACAAAACCACCGCCTTTAGGCGGTAATTGCTTTGAGCAGCCACTTCACATAAGATAAGAAAAGTGGTATGATCGACCGGCGAGGTGAAGAGAAGTGGCAGAAAATAACAAAGGAAGTCATACAGTATACGAGATCAAGTATCACTTTGTGTGGATCACGAAATATCGATATCATGTTCTAAAGGGCGATGTAGCAAAAAGGCTGAGGGAACTTTTGCGACAGGGCTGTGAAGCAAGAGGTCTGGAGATAATCCGAGGAAGTATAAGCAAAGATCATGTACATATGTTGCTGTCATGCCCGACAACGATGTCACCGGCACAGATAGCACAGTACTTGAAAGGGAGATCGTCACATTTACTACAAGATGAGTTTCCAGAACTCAAAAAGAGATACTGGGGTCAACATATGTGGGGTCGAGGCTATTTTTACGGGACAGTGGGTCAGGTGGATGAGGAGACAATTCGGAAGTATGTAGAGACTCAGGGCAATGAAGAGGAGAAAAACTTCACAATAGTCGAAGAGTAGCTACTTGAGTAGTACTTGAAGCTGACTTAAGTCTGAGAAAAGGGCTTCAGCCTGAGAGTGACTTTCAGTCCACGGAACCTGGCTTCAGCCTGAGCCAACTTTAAGTTGACACAAAACCCGCCGGCTTTAGACGGCGTGTTGTTTAGTCGATTCGGGATAATCACCCCACCTGATGAGGGGCGCGGGTAAATCGGATTATAACAGTTATATGGTGGGATAGTCAGATCATCCGAATCTGTGGCCGGGTGGTTTGGAGCGTGAGAAGAGGGGTTCGTGGTCATGTTAAATCGGAATGTAACGGATATTAAACAAACAGGCAGCCTTTATCGTGGTTGGAGGCATTGACTGTCGTGACTACGGCTGCCTTCAGATCCGGCATCAGTTCCACCATTTTGCCTTCGGCAAAGAACTGAGACAGGGTGATGTTGAAGCCGCGGCATATTGATTCCAATGTTTCAACCGAGGGATGGGTATTCCGTTTAATACAATTTTAATTAGGTTGAACAGCATAGTGCGAAAATACTTTATACACTTGCATCGGTATGATATAATATACTATGTAATTTCTGATTCTGACGAAAGCAGGTGCGCATCAGCGTGTACCAAGTCGTAAAACGCGATGGCAAGGTCGTGGATTTTGACTTACACAAGATTTCACAAGCCATCATGAAAGCCTGTAAAGCAGAGCGTGAGGTAGACAGCGAGATAGACCTTGTTCTCGCCCTGCTCTGCGGAGACGCATCTATTGATGTCTCCTACTACCAAGATGTTTTACTTGAATTGGAAGAAAGGCGGCGGGAAATCCGGGAATACAGAAAGAGCATGACGCAGGCAATTCACTCAATCCTGCGCTCCGCCTGGATGAAGCGTAACAAAAACGCAGGCCGGAGCAATACGTCCGCTGTTTCAGATATGATGCTCTTGACCGTTCCTACTCCTCCCACTTTTGTGGCTGCGAATCGCAGTCTACAGAAGTGGGGGATAAAGTATGGAGCGGCAGCGTGATTTACATAATCCCCAATTTGGAAAAGATGAATGGCGTGAAGTCGGGAAAGAAATACGCAGGAGGAGAAAGCTGATTAAGTGGACGCAGGAAGACCTGGCTGGATACATGGATTCAGATCATCGAGTAGTTTCCCGGCATGAGAATGGTGAGAGCATGAGCGTGGAGACACTGGTAAAGTATGCCAGCGCTTTGGGATGTACCACAGACGCACTGCTTCCCCTGCATCTCAAGAGAGAAGAGCTGCGTGGGATCAATCCTCAACTGCAGGAGACACTTCGAGCAGTTTCCTCTTTGCAAGAGGCACAGCAATTGGCAATTAATCAGATTCTTGTTAGTGCCCTGAACATGGCAGAGAGAGCATCATGAGAAAGGACTGGTACGGAATGCCAGAGCAGGCAACAGGAAATAAAGGCCGGGTTCTCTTCCTGGAGCGGTACATGATGGAACACACCGATGATGATCACGTTGTCACAACGGATGAACTGATCCACATCTATGAGGAGAATGGATACAAGGCAAACAGAAATACAATCAGGGACGATGTTGCGACATTGAACGCCGCTGGCATCGAGATTCTATCTGAGCGCGTCGGCAATGGGAAAGCTTATCATATCGGTGCCCGGCTCTTTGAGATGGCGGAACTGAAAATGCTGGTGGATGCCGTGTCCTCCTCACGTTTCATTACGATGGGCAAGAGTGAGACGCTGATCGGGAAGCTTGCGAAGCTGACAAATGAGGAGAACCGGGCTACGTTGACGGCCAGGATTTTCACGGCAGACCGTATCAAGACCAGCAACACGGCTGTGTTCAATACCACGGATACCATTTGCCGCGCGATGGAGGAGGGTAAGAAGATCCGATTTCACTATTGGAACTACAATCCTCAGAAGGAACACGTCCTTCGCCATGAGGGAGATTGGTTCATAGCCTCTCCACATGCCTTGATCTGGAATGATGACAGGTACTATGTTGCGGCTTATTCCGACTTCCGGGAGAAGGTGGTCAACTTCCGGGTAGATCGAATGTGCGATGTGGAAGTGACAGATGATCCCGCGGTGAAGGATGACGGTTTCAATCCCTCCGACTACACGAAAAGCACCATCAAGATGCTGGATGATGATCTGGACGAGATCGAGGTCACGCTGGCCTGCGACAATCCCTTCATGCAGAATATCGTGGACCGCTTTGGAGAGGAGGTTGAGACAGAGGTGGTCGATGAGGACAGCTTCAAGGCGTCTGTCACCGTCCGGCCGAGCAAGACATTCTTCTCCTGGGTGGTGGGCTTCTGCGGTGGCGTCCGGATCGCTGGCCCTGCTGAGGTGAAGGAGCGGTATGAGGAGACGCTCCGAGTGATCCTGGAAATGCAGAACATATAAAAACAATGTATAGCCCCTTGATGCTGCTGCGCGAAAATTTGTGCAGCGGTGCCGAGGGGTTCTTTTTTTACTTTACATCCTGATTCGGCATGTGTATAATACTAACCGTAACGGACGTTACCGATAGAAACGGAGGAGACACCATGAGGTCCAAGGACAAGGGTTTGATGGAGAAAATCAAGACCTTCGCAGAGGAGTATGCGATGGAGCATGGCGGGGCCACACCCAGCACCAGGGATATCGGTGCGGAGTTTGGCATCAGCCATGTGAGCGCCTATCGCTATCTGCGGTCGATGGACGAGCTGGGCATGATCCGGTATGAGCATGGTGAGATCCACACGGATCGCCTGGACAAGATCGAGCCCATGACAAGCCTGTCACCATCGTTCTCCAATGCCATCCCCGCGGGGCCGGCTGACGAGGTTGAGGGGCTTGTGGAGGAGTACGTTTCCATTCCATCCGTTTTCACAGATGGCAGAGGGGGAAAGTTCTATATCCTCAAAGTCTCCGGGGATTCGATGATCAGCGCCGGGATCGACAGCGGTGATCTGGTCATAATCCGTGAACAGGTGGAAGCCCATGAAGGCGATATCGTGGCTGCCCTTCTCAATCACACCAGCAGTACGCTGAAACGCCTGTACGGGGATGAGAAAGGTCTGTACCTGTGGGCGGAGAATGACACCTGGGATGACGAAGCTCGTTTCTATGGTAGGAAGTTTGAAGTACAGGGAGTAGCAGTAAAGGTGGTCAAGGACATCGTTTGAGAGCATGGCCGCCTGCACCAGGAGGAGAAGCAGCATGGCGGACATACCACCGGAGAACACAGAAATCCAGTAGCCAGGACAACCGGCATGTGGTAAACCGGCTGGAATGGCTGGCACCAGGAGAGGCCCGACTCTCCGTCAAAGATGGTGCCAGGAGATGACCATAACCGCTGGCGGCGGGACTTTGACCGCTTTTCGGAAAGGCCAGCGGACCAACTCATCAACGGTTTTATTTTCCAAAACTGTGGTACAAAACCACCGCCTTTAGACGGCGTGTTGTTTAGTTCCCTTATCCGTTTGAGTGAAAAGATGAGCCGGAGACGGCGGCAGTACGATCTTATCATTTGGAGGATTGCTTGATGAGCGATATGAGGAATAACCGGCAGGGGAAAAACAGCGGCAACAAGTCGCAGACTGTTCTCTGCCCGAAATGCCATAAGGAGCATTTCAGCGCGTATGCCCTTATGGATGAATATATCAATTGCGACTGTGGCTTCAGCTTCTATGCTTTTGCTGACCGCGGACTCCGTATCATGATGACGCCAGAGGAGGCAGGCTTTGAGCCGATTGCCCGCGCCATGCGCAGGTTTGTGGTGGCGACGGGAAGATGCCAGGACATAGACCCCCGGCTCCTGGAAGATACGGATCAGATCCCCAAGGTAGAAATGCAGGAGCGGAATCTCGATGAGGAGCTTGCACAGTTGCTGGAAGAATACCAGTTGGCGGCTTTTGGAGAGTGCTACATTACGAGGGAACTGATCGATTCTATATGTAAGGCATTCGGGCACGATGCAGATGTGGTGCTGAAGAAGCAGAAGGACGGCATTGATATCAGCGAGATGAAAAAGCCAAAGAGAGTATCGAAAACTGTGGCGCGGAATGCCAGGATACTCACATATGGCGCAAAACTCGGCTCTATCCAGGGCAGAAGCCAGATGCCGGCAAGCGGCGGGATTATGAGAACGTACCAGGGCACGGAAGCCCGGATGATAGGGCAGTAAGAAGCTGCCGATCGTGATAACAGAATAGCTGAGATGCAAACCGCATGGTAAGTGGATCATGCGAAGGGCTAAGTGGGGCCGGAACACACCGCAGAAGTGTCTAAACTCTGCCCGTGGAAGCGGTTCTTTCACAGGGGCGTGGTATGCCTGTGAGGAAGAACCGGTGTAGACAGGACAAGTCTATCCATATGGCAGGGCTCGGGCACGGCGGGTGTTCCGGCCTTTTTTGCGCCTTTGAGACGCAGCAATCAGCGGGAAGGAGGTGAAGCGGGTGCTGAAGGAGAGAAAACCGGAGCTGGTCGAGTTCGGGGAAAAGATGCGGACGATGCGCAAGGCAAAGCATATGTCGCAAAGGGAATTGGCCGACGCCCTGGATATTGATTACCGCGTTGTTTCCCGGTATGAAACCGGCGAAACTGAGATGGGCGTGGTGCTCTACCATAAGATGCTCGGGCTCTTTGGCGTGAGCAGCCTGGACGAGCTTCCGATGGCCGACACGGAAAACCTCCTTCAGCTCTTGGGAGAACTGACACCTGAAAACCGGCAGCAGTTGATGAGCCTGGCCGGAATGATGAGAAAGGCACAAAATATTATATGCAACGATGCGCAACAAAAGTATTGACAAGCAACGTAGCTTGTGGTATTATACTAATGAAAGCAACAATGCGCAACAATGACAACAAAAAATGGGAGGATGACAAGATGCCGGATCTGGGGGAAAAGAAGATATCAGAGATAATGAACAGCCCAGAAACAAAGCTGGGAGAATATGTCGTGAGACTGCAACTGGCGACTCGGGCAGGTGAGGTCGATCAAGATAAGCTGATAAGCCTGGTATTGGCGGCAAAAGGGTCAAGATCCATGAGGAAATTTGCCGATGATATGGGAGTTAACGTGTCCAGCATTTCCAGAATTGTGAATGGCAAGGTTACGGAAATAAGCGATACCCTCTTGGCGAAGATTGCTTTTCATGCTGACCCAGCCAGCGGCGTTACTCTCGAACAATTGATGGAGGCGCAGGGTATTGTGGATCAGAAGGATCAAAAAAACTTGGCGAGGCGTTATGAGGAGGACTGTCGGAGGATAGTTGCGGATGAACTACTGAAGCGTGGCTACTCAGTAACCTATCCCCAGATTGGGTTGAGGACATTCGCTGGTTCAAATGCCTATGATTTTGAGATTATCACAGATGCAATACCACATGGAGGCGGCAGATGGCTGATTGAAACAAAGATGATGACGGAGTATTCCCGCTACCCCGTAGGATCGGGTAGAACAGGTCTTTGGCTGGACAGTGCGATGGCGATGTATTATCGCGGTGAGCATGTAGCGAGAATCTCGTTAATTATCGACCATAAAGTGATGTATGAACAGTTGAAGGATAGGTTATCACGACTCAGCATTGCGGATGAGATATCCATCATCCTCATTTCCACCAAGCAAGGAAAGATCCTAGATGAATATGTTGTTCCGCTCTCGGATGGACGGACTCCTGTCTACGCGCTGACGGGGGCGGGATACGCAGGGACTAATGAATAAGAGGAGGGCGGTTTTTGATAAAGACGATCACCCAGAAACAGGTGCAAAATATGAAGCTAAAGGGAAAACCGAGGTGCCCGGCTTGCGGGATACCACTGTCTTTTATTTATGAAGGATCGGTTGGCTTCTCGAGTGAGAAATGCCCGCGGTGTAAACAGGAGTACCTGGTGGATACTGGATCATTAGAGGTCATCAAAATTCTGAAAGTAAGTTAACATCACTGTCGCTACCGAGCGCAGAGGGCCACCATGCCTCATCAATGATGCAGGCGAAACAGATAGAATGAGCCACTCGTAATGCCGGAGCAAGCAGAAAACGTTGAGCGTGGAGTAACTCCACAGTCTTGATGTTTCTGTTTGCCCCGGCTTTTTTGCGTTCTGGGGCTTTTCCATGGAGTTAACCTGGCACAGATTTTTGAAAATTCTACTGATCAGTAGAATTGTGGCTCAAAGTTCTACTGATGTGTCGTCGGCAAACCGGGCAGTTTTCTCTACAATTATACTTGTCCGAGGGACAAGGCCCCAAGGGCAAAGAAACTCAGGATTCACCCGCAGATGCGGTGGACATATCGGTCGAAAAGGAGGCGGCCACCACAAGCAGCACACGGCTACATACTGAGCGGCGTGTCCGGCGCTTATTCCGGACAACTATAAAAACAATATCTTAAGCCGGATGCATACGGCAGCGGATGTTCAGACGATCAATCCAGTTTGGCGACTTGTACAGCCAGTACAGGCGCCGGCACGGATAGGTCGTAAGGACACCCTTCTGTCGTCATGCCCGGCTTTCTTTGTCTGCCGATGTGCCCAGATGATGGTGTCCGCTGAATATCCCCTGCCTATGCGTCCGCAGAAAGGACGCAGAAATGAATACTACTATCAATACGAATACCATCACCGAAAGCACCACCCTTGCCGAGCTGATTGCAATCCTCGGCTCCGTCACCAAGGCAGAAAAGACCCCGACCAGTAAGGCGCTTCGCGAGGAAGCTGGGGAGCCGATTGCAGCAGATGACCGCTGCCAGGTCTACGCAAACGGCTACGGGGTTTATGACAACGGCTCTGGGCGCACCGTCTTTTGGGTTCCCTCTTGTGTTGCCTTCACCTATCACTTCGATCCTATGAAGGAGAGCGAGAAGGGGGGCGAGATCAAGGAGACCTTCGACCTGCCGGAGGGCTTCCTGGAATCCCAGCCCTGGCCGATTTCCTTGACGCTCATCGGGGATCATCGAATCGAAAACCTGTCCATGCAGCGTAAGGGCGACCGGAAGCAGAGCAAGAGCCTGATCCGCGGGAGCAACGAAGAAGGTGACGCAATGGACGCTATGGAGGAGAGGGAGGATTCTCTGGCAAAGGAGTACACCTGGCGGGATGAGCAGATCGGGGAAGACCCGGAGACCATCTATATCCGCAAGGAGACCCGCCAGGAAATGCTGGAGGGCATGACCGAGAAGCAGCGCGAGGTGTTCATCCTCTATTTCAAGGAGGGCTACACACAGCGGGAGATTGCTGGGCTGATCGGCATCTCGAAGCAGTCTGTGAATGAACGCTTAGAGGGAGCAGTAAAGAAAGTAAATAATAAAATATGGGTATCGGCTTTAATCAGCCGACTACAAAATATGCGCAAAAGGAGGGACCAAGGGAGATTTTTTGGACAGATCGAGGTGTAGAATAGAAGCAACTCAAGGGAATGAGGTGCTTCAAGATGGCAAAAGCAGAACGGATCACATTCAAGGAGTTTCGGACAAGGTTTGCGACTGAGGAAGATTGCCGCAACTACATGTTCGCACAACGCTTCCCTGATGGGTTTGTATGTCCTAAGTGCGGATGCAGGGAGTATTACGATGTCAAAACCCGCCACACATGTCAGTGCAGACAGTGCCGCCGTCAGACTTCGGTTACGGCTGGCACCGTGATGCACCATACGCATCTTCCTTTAACCGTATGGTTTTGGGCGATTTACCTTTGTGCAACAGATAAGCGCGTCATTTCTGCCAAAGGTCTGGCCAGACAGCTTGGCCTGGCTTATGAAAGCGCATGGTATCTTCTCGTGCGAATCCGCAATGCTATGAGGGAGCGCGATCAGCATTATATGCTCGAAGGGATTATTGAGATGGACGAAGCTTATCTCGGTGCACCCAAGTGCGGCAAAAAGCGTGGCCGCGGAACTGAACGTAAGAAAATGGTTGTTGCGGTTTCAAAGGATGAAAAAGACCGTCCGCTATTCCTCTGCCTTCAAATGATACCGGATCTCACGACTGCTACCTTGCAGAACGTCGTTAATGATCATGTAAAACAGAATTCCACTATTGAGTGTGATGGTTTCAAAAGCTATCCTGGATTGTCGAACGTCTCTGTCGATACCTCAAAGTATGAAATCGGAGATCTCAAATGGGTTCACGTTGCCATTGGCAACTTCAAAGCATTCCTTCTTGGCACCTATCATGGAAGCTGTGGCGACTATCAGCCTTATCTGGATGAATTCTGCTTCCGCTATAACCGGCGCTTCCAACCAGCGCAGCTCTTCTCTCGGCTTTCAAGGGCTGTTGCTATATCTTGTCCCTTGCTGAGTTAAGCCGATACCCATATAATAAAATTTGAAAAAATATTGAGGGATACCCTGACAAACCCCTTCTCCCACGCCTTTATATGAGGGGACTCGGAATCCTCCTCAAAATCCGACATACGGGCGGCTGCAACCACGACAGGCTGTGGCCGTCCGCTTTTTATCGGGAGAGCCCCGAAGAAAGGAACTGTACATGAAAGAAAGCCATAAGAGACACAAGCGGGTGTTCATCTGCTCTCCGTTCCGTCCGCAGGGCGATACAGCCGTGAAGCGGGCAGAGGATCTTCGCCACAACATGGAGTTGGCAAAGCTTGCCTGCGGATACGCTGTGAGCCAGGGGTATCTGCCGATGGCTCCGCACTTGTTCTTTCCGGCGTTTCTCTCCGAGAGGGTGCCGGAGGAGCGGGAAATGGGCATCCGATTTGGCCTGGAATGGCTGGCCGGATGCGATGAACTGTGGGTCATCGGACAGCGGTTCTCCGAGGGGATGAAACGTGAGATCGTCGTGGCAAAAGCCCTGGGTATTCCGATCAAGCAGCATATCCCCTGCCTGGTACTGGATGGGCATCTGCTGGATATGATCAGCGGGAGAAAGCGCATGTCTGTCGATCCCGGCTACGAGGAAGATGACTACCACCACCACGATGAAGATGAGGAGAGGCAAATCTATGACGGAGACTAATGCAACGCTTGAAAAAGAGGCAAAGGCAGTCACAGTGAAGCTGAGTAAGCTGACCGAAGGTATCGGCATGGTTTTTGCCGGGGTACTCACCATGCTGGAGGCGCTGGATGCCAGTTCCGCCAACCAGCTTCTGGAGCGGTTCAATGCCACGGAGGAGAGCCAGACCATCCATGATGACAAGCCTGATGCGGCAGAGGAAACCGAGACAGAACGGGGCGCTGACAAGACGGATACTGAGTCGGCTCCTGCTGAATCCGCAGAGGAGGCAGCCCCGGTTTCACCGGGTGTAACCCAGGACGATATCACGAAGATCATCGTCCAGAAGCTCAAGAAGAACCGCTCCAACAATGAGAAGATTGGCGCGATCCTCAAGACCTACGGCGTGGCGAAGGTGAGCGAATTGCCCGCCACAAAGTACGAGGCATTCCTGACTGACCTCTCCCAGCTTTAAAGGGGAGGGCTGCCTATGCCGGATGTACACGCGCTGTTAAGCGCATCCAGTTCCAAGCAGTGGCTTCATTGCCCGCCTTCGGTCCGGCTGCAGGAGGGTTTCCCCAATGAAAGTTCTGTGTATGCCGCCGAGGGCACTTTCGCACATGAAGTCTGCGAGTACAAGGTCAGGAAGTATCTGCACGAAAGAGTGAAGCGTCCTCAGTCTGAGGAGTTTTACACAGAGGAGATCGATGCGATCACCGATGTGTATGCGGAATTCGTCATTACCATCATCGAGGAGATGAAGCGTAATGAATGTGAACCCCTGGTTTTAGTGGAGGAGCGGGTGGACTACAGCCACATCGCTCCTTCCGGTTTCGGAACGGCTGACATGCTGATCGTCGGGAAGGACGAGAAAGGGAAGGGACTGCTCCATGTCTGCGACTTTAAGACAGGGCAGGGCGTGTTTGTGGATGCAGACCACAACAGCCAAATGATGCTATACGCACTCGGAGGCTTGGGGGCTTATGGCTACATTTATGAAATCGAGACTGTCCGTATGAGCATCATCCAGCCGCGCCTTGAGAATATCTCCACCTTTGAATGCAGCCGGAAGGAACTGGAGGACTGGGGCGAGAGTATCAAGCCAATCGCAAAGATGGCTTATGAAGGAAAAGGAGAACAGCATCCGGGAGACTGGTGCCGGTTCTGTCGTGCCAAGCCTGTATGCCGCGCCTGCGCGGATGAAGCACTGGCGCTTTGCCGAGAAGAATTTTTGGATCTCGACGCAGGCGCGTTTACAGATGTCACGGAGGAGACGGATATGACGGCTCCCTACAATCCCGATACAGACACAGCGGTTTTCAAACAGCCGGGGCTGATACCGCTGGATGAGCTGGCTGGAATACTGCCTACGCTGAACCGTATCTCCACATGGATCGAATCTGTCTTTGCTTTCGTTTCTTCTGAAGCTATCAATCACGGCGTGCCGATCCCCGGATACAAGGTGGTCGAAGGGCGGAGCAAGCGGGTGTTCACAGATACGAAGGCGGTGGTGGACACAGCTGTCGCCAACGGCTACACTGACCTCTACAAACGGCAGCTCATCACACTGACCGAGTTTGAAAAGATGATGGGGAAGAAGCGGTTTGTGGAGTTGCTTGGTGAGTATGTCGCCAAGCCGCCCGGAAAACTCGCGCTTGTCCCGGAGGACGATCCGCGGCCGCCCGTTGACCTGGGCAGCGATCCCGACCAGGAGTTCAGCGCTCTCTCCGACGAATAAAGGACGCATGATCATGCGCCGGACAGATCCGGTAGAACGCTATGCGCTGCGGAATGATCCCGGCGCTGTTATATGGAGGTAAGAAATCATATGGCAAACAAGACTACATCCCCTACGAAGGTGATCATCCCCTGCCGTATCAGCTTTGCGAACATCTGGGAGGCAAAGTCCATCAACGGCGGGGACGAGAAGTATTCCGTTTCCCTGCTGATCCCCAAGGAGGACAAGGCTACCCTGGGCAAGATTCAGAAGGCTGTGGAAGCTGCCAAGGAGGATGCGAAGGGCAAGAAGTGGGGCGGCAAGATTCCGCCCAATCTGAAGCTCCCGCTCCGCGATGGCGACATCGACCGCCTCGATGACGAGAACTATGCGGGCCACATGTTCCTGAACGCCACCAGCAAGGATGCTCCCCAGATCGTGGACCGCAAGGTTCAGCCGATCCTGGACCCGATGGAGTGCGGCTCCGGCGACTACTGCAATGTGTCCGTCAACTTCTACGGATTCGCGGCTTCCGGAAACAAGGGCGTGGCGGCCGGCCTGGGCAACATCCAGAAGGTCAAGGACGGTGAGCGCCTCGCGGGCAAGGCGTCTGCGGCTTCCGACTTCGACGAGATCGAAGGCGAGGATGACGGCGCCGAGGTGTTCGGTGACGACGTTCCCGATTATTTGAAGTGAAATACAGCGGATAGGAGAGGGCTGCGGCTCTCTCCTGTCTGCGCTTTACAAGAGCCCCCAGGGATTCCAATGCGATTATCCCCGGAGGCTCTTTTAAGGTGCAGGCAACCAGCATCACACGAAGGGATGGTTATTCTTTGAATGAGCAAAAACGAGTCTTGTCAATCGACCTGGAAACTTATAGCGATGTAGACCTCGGAAGCTGCGGCGTATACCGTTATGTCGAGGTTGACTTTCATATTCTGCTGTTCGCCTATGCATTCGACGATGAGGAAGTGCGTGTAGTGGACTTGGCCTGCGGGGAGGAGCTTCCGCAGGAAGTGGTTAGTGCGGTCCACGATCCGGCAATCATCAAGGCAGCGTGGAATGCGCAATTTGAGCGTACCTGCCTATCTCACTATTTCGGCACCCAGCTTTCTCCGGATTCCTGGCAGTGTTCGATGGTTTGGGCGGCATCCCTCTCACTTCCCCTGAAGCTGAAGACAGCGGCCGAGGTGCTGAAGACCGGGGAACAGAAAGACGATGCCGGCGAGAGGCTGATCAAGTATTTCTCAGTCCCCTGCAAGCCTACCAAGACCAATGGCGGCCGTACCCGGAACCTCCCGGAACATGCTCCGGAGGATTGGAAACGGTTCAAATCCTACTGCAAGCAGGATGTTAAGACGGAGAGGGATATCCGGCATAAGCTGGAGGCACTCCCCCTGAAATCAAGCGAGTGGGATTTCTATCACATGGACCAGAGAATCAATGACAGGGGCGTCCTGATAGACAAAACCCTGGTGGAGCAGGCCATCACCTGCGACCTGATGCTCTCGGAGGAGATGAGCCGAAAAGCCTATGAATTGACCGGGCTTGAGAACCCTAATTCTGTATCCCAGCTTAAGGGCTGGCTGGAGGAGCGGGGCATCGAAATCGACTCCCTCGGTAAGAAAGATGTGGCTGCCATGATCCGCGAGATCGACAGGAACGGGCTGGATCAGGAAGCCCTGGACATGCTGAAACTGCGTCTTCAAATGGCGAAATCCTCCGTCAAGAAGTACCAGGCGGCAGATAGATACATCTGTGCCGATGACAGGGCGCATGGGCTGTTCCAGTTCTCAGGCGCGAACAGAACTCAGCGATGGGCGGGACGCGGCATCCAGCTGCAAAACCTACCGCAGAACCACATCTCCACGCTCGATGAAGCGCGGGATCTTGTGAAGATGGGATGCTTCGACCTGGTGGAGAGCATCTACGGGAACACACCAGATATCCTCTCCCAGCTGATACGCACGATGCTGATCGCCAAGCCGGGGTACATTTTTACCGTTGCCGACTTCAGCGCCATCGAAGCCCGCGTCCTCGCGTGGCTGGCTGGAGAGGACTGGCGGCTGGATGCCTTCCGGCGTGGTGAGGATATTTACTGCGCCTCCGCTTCCCAGATGTTCGGTGTGCCTGTCGTGAAGCACGGCATCAACGGTGAACTGCGACAGAAGGGCAAGGTAGCGGAGTTGGCCTGCGGGTACGGCGGTGCGGCAGGAGCGCTGATCAGCATGGGCGCTTTGGATATGGGACTGAAGGAATCGGAGCTTCCAGATATTATTGATTCCTGGCGCACAGCCAATCCGAGGATCGTCCAGTTTTGGTGGGATGTGGAGAAGGCGGCTGTGGAAACCATCAAGGATCATAAAGAGCGGACGGTCGGCCGTGTCGGATTTCAGTTTTACTCGGGAACGCTGTGGATCGTCTTGCCTTCCGGAAGGAAGCTGGCGTACATCAAGCCGAGGCTCCAGCCTAATCGCTTTGGACGGATGGCTGTCACTTACGAAGGGCTGAACGCAGCGAACAAGTGGGCGCGGGGAGAGACGTACTCCGGAAAACTCGTGGAGAACATCACCCAGGCTACAGCGCGGGATCTGCTGGCCGAGGCCATGTGGCGCATGGAACAGGCGGGGCTTGCCATTGTAGGGCATGTCCACGATGAAGTCATTCTGGAGGTTCCCGTTGACAGCATCACAGTGGATCAGGTTAGCGCCATAATGAACCAGAATCCCGCCTGGGCGGACGGCCTTCCGCTGTCCAGCGCAGGTTACCAGGGATTCTACTATTTTAAGGATTAAGCACACAACCGGGGTCAGCGATGGCTCCGGTTTTTTTATGATATGAATGGAGGACATACATCATGAAACAGGGCAGAACATTACCCGCTGTACTTATGGAACTTCAAAGGCAGAACGCGGCGAAGCATGACTTTATTGGACCGGCGCAGTCGTTCCGGTTGGAAGATGACGGACAGACCTTTGGCATCACGCATCTGAACACAGGGGCGCAGGAGGTTTTCGGCACGACCGATCTCTTTCATCGTCAGGTGGGTTCCGCATTGAATATCCCGGCAAAATACTATGATGCTATGCGTGCGCAGAAGCCGGAACTGCTGGCGACCAACGTCAATGCCTGGTTTGGAGACCGTGAGCAGAGCTACATGATCCGCAGCATGGACTACGGCAATGGCCGTGTCGCCCGCGCCCTCCTGTCGGATCGTTACCGGCGCATCGATAACCTGGAGGTTGCCTCCGCCGTCCTCCCGCTGTTCGCCGGGAAGGAGGAGATGGAGGTCGTTTCCTGCGAAGTGACCGAATCCAGGCTGGCGATCAAAGTGGTGAACCATCGTCTGGAAATGGCGGTTGTTCCCGGCGACTATGTACAGGCCGGAGTGGTGATCTCGAACAGTGAAGTGGGGCTTGGCGCTGTGTCTATCCAGCCTCTGGTATACCGTCTGGTCTGCACCAACGGCATGGTCGTGAATGACTTCGGGGAGCGCCGCGCCCATGTGGGCAAAGCGGCAAAGGCTCTGGAGGACAGCTTCAACATTTACTCGGACGAAACGATGGAAGCAGAGGACAAGGCGTTCATGCTGAAGCTCCGGGATGCTACGATGGCGGCCATCGAAGAGGCGCGCTTCGCACAGATCGTGGGGCGGCTCCAGGACAGCACCCATGCGAAGATCACGGGCAGGGTGCAGGACGTGATCGAACTGACCGGCAAGACCTACGCGCTGAATCAGCCGGAGCAGGATAACATCCTGAACTATTTGATCCAGGGAGGGGATCTCTCCCTCTACGGTTTGAGCAATGCCATCACACGCGCCAGCCAGGATGTAGAGTCCTACGACCGGGCGACTGCATTGGAGGGCATCGGGTGGCAGGTCGCTACCATGCCGGAAGCGCAGTGGAAGGAGATCAACGCATGAGCCGGATGTATGAGGAGAACCGCGGTGTAACTCGCCGCGGTTCTTATGATGACTACGACCACTCCGACCAGGAAATCTATGTGTATGACCAGTGCTGCCGGAATTGCAGGTATTTCTGCGGCAGTGAATATGGGTCGCAATGCCTGAGACCCGGAGCGGATGAGTTCGATAATCCTGCCGACAATGGCAGTGACTGGTGCGAATACTGGAAGGGCAAGGGTGACCGCCATTGAGGGAATACGTTGTTGAGAATGAATTCGTCAAGGCTGTGCGGGCCGCAGGGGGAATCGCCTACAAGCTGACCAGCCAGACCGCAAACGGTCTCCCTGATCGGCTTGTTCTTTTCTTTCCGGCGAAGACTGTATTTGTGGAGCTGAAGGCGCCTGGAAAGATGCTGCGGCCGCTCCAAAGAAAGCGACGCTACCAGCTGATGAAGCTGGGCTTCCCGGTACTGTGCATTGACAGGCTGAGTCAGATTAAATCCGCGATAGCTGCGATCCTCGCCTGGAGTCCCGGTGAGCCTTTCCCAGAAGGTATAGGGACGGAAGTCCCGGAATTGGAGATTGCCACGCTGCCTTCCAATCAGGGCTTCCTTGATGACCTTGATGATTACGGAGATACCTATGAACCGAAAGACCCGTCTGAGCTGGCGGGGTTCTATCATTTGGACGCTCTGTCTGATTCGGACGAGTAATCCGGGAAGGAGTACAAGATGAACACAGAAGTGCGTGTAAGACCGATGGTGATGCTGTTCCCTCCTTATAACCCCAGATGCCGGCACTGCGTGATCCGAAACGGCGTGCCATGCTGCGGACTGTTCCATAATATGCAGCGGTGCAATCAGAACTGTCCATATGCGGAGTATGCTCCGATCCGTCTTCCAGGGAGAACGAAGGTGACCATTGGGATTCTCGGATACTGACGGGGGTGGCTGCGATTGAAGTTTACTCCCCATGAGTATCAAAAATATTGCATCGAATACATCAAAGCCCATAATGTCTCCGCCCTTTTTCTCGATATGGGTTTGGGCAAGACTGTGACTACTCTGACGGCGCTGCGGGACATGATGCTGGACGATGTGTCTGTTTCCAAAGTCCTCGTGATCGCGCCGCTCCGTGTCGCCAGGGATACCTGGCCCACCGAGGTGGAGAAGTGGGATCATCTGTCTGACCTGGATGTCTCCATCATTGTCGGGACGGCAAAGGAGCGGACGGCGGCTCTGAACCACAGCGCCATGATCTATGTGGTCAACAGGGAAAACGTCAAGTGGCTGGTCGAGTATTACGAGAAAAACGGGCTGCGCTGGGACTTTGACTGTATCGTGATCGATGAGCTTTCTTCTTTCAAAAACTACCAGTCCCAGCGGTTCAAGTGGCTGCGGAAGGTACGGCCATTTGTGCGCCGCTGGATTGGTCTGACGGGCACACCGACCTCAAACGGGCTCATGGATCTGTGGGCGGAGATAGGCATCCTGGACGGCGGGGAGCGGCTTGGCCGCTTCATCGGCCGGTACAGGGATGCCTATTTCAAGCCCGGAAGCATGAACCCGTCAACGGGAGTTGTGTTTTCCTATATCCCACGGCCGGGAGCCGAGGAACAAATCTATGACCGCATCTCGGATATGACCATCTCCATGAAGGCGCTGGACTATCTGGATATGCCGGAGTGTGTCTATGTGGATCATAAGGTGGAGATGTCGGAGCCGGAGCGAAAACTCTATGACCAGCTGAAGAAAGACCTGATCATCCCGCTGGAGGATGGGGACATAGATGCCGCGAATGCCGCCTCGCTCTCAAACAAGCTCCTGCAGATGAGCAATGGCGCGGTCTACGACGAGAACGGAGAAGCGCGCCCGATCCACAAGAGAAAGCTGGAGATGCTGGAAGACCTGATCGAAGCGGCCAACGGCCAGCCTGTCCTGATCGTCTACTGGTTCAAGCATGACAGACAGCGGGTCATGGAGCATCTGACGGCAGCCGGATACAGCCCGCGGGACATCCGGGAGAGCCAGGACATCAAGGACTGGAATGCCGGGAATATTCCTGTTGCGCTGATCCACCCGGCAGGGGCTGGTCACGGGCTGAACATCCAGGAGGGCGGACATATCCTGATCTGGTTTGGACTTACATGGAGCCTTGAACTGTATCAGCAGACGAATGCCCGGCTATGGCGGCAGGGGCAGAAGCAGACCGTAACCATCCACCACATCATCACGGCCAATACCGTGGACGAGGATGTGCTGGCTGCGCTGGCGTCAAAGGACGTGACACAGGAAAAACTGATCGCTGCGGTAAAGGCGCAGCTCTAAAGATTGGCCGGGTATTGTTCCCCCGGTCTTTCATCATGCCAGGAGGTGAAGAATAAATGGGGCGCAAGAACAAGCGCAAGAAAACGGAGTACCGGGATAGGCTCGGTTTTAACCCGTGGAAATATATAAGAGCTAACACAGCGGAGGAGCAGAACCGAGACAGATATCCGAAGACAGACCGCACGCCCCAACGCGGGGATATCTGGTTTGTGAATCTCGATCCCCATGCTGGAAACAGTGTGCAGGGCGGCTGTCGTCCTGTTCTGGTCATATCGAACAACATCGGAAATGCTTATGCTGAGACACTAAACGTCCTGCCGATGACGCGGCAGATGAAGAAACCGAACCTTCCGTGCCACACACAGCTTGACCCGGACGCTGTTTCTGACAAGCATCAGATACTGGATGCTTCGATGATCCTGGCGGAGCAGATCACGACCATCAGTAAGGATCAGATGAAAAACTATGTCGGCCATGTCCAGGATAAGGCGCTGCTGAATGCCGTCAATCACGCTGTCTCTGTACAGCTTGGTCTGATCCCCGCAGCTGGCAGCTACGACTATGCGAAAGGAGCGCAGTGATATGAGCGCAAAAGTGAACTTCGTAAATATCCCGCAGGAGTTGAAGAACAACGCTTCCTTCTGTGTGTGGAAGCTGGAAAAGCGTAAAGGTAAGGCAACGAAGGTTCCCTACGATCCGAGGACAGGCCAGCTTGCCCGTACCAATGATGCCGCCACCTTCTCTGACTTCGGCACTGCCATGAAAGCCTATGCGATGGGCGGCTGGGACGGCATCGGCTATCGCGTGAGCGAGGGCATCGGCGCTATCGATATTGACCACTGCATCCGGGAGGACGGGAGCCTCAACGATGTGGCGGCCTCAATCCTGGGCATCTTTTCCGATGCCTATTTTGAGCGCAGTCCCAGTGGAACCGGACTGCGCGGCTTCTTTCGTCTGTCCCCCGACTTTGCCTACGACAAGACCATCTACTACATCAACAACCGCAGGCATGGTCTGGAGGTCTATCTGCCGGGAACCACAAACCGTTTTGTTACGGTGACCGGGGATGAGTTCCGCGCCGGTACGGTGACGAGGAATGATGAGGCGCTGCAGTCCCTTTTGGACACATTCATGAAGCGGAAGGCGCAGATGTCAAATCGAACCGTTGAGCCGTGCTCATACCTCACAGATGAGCAGATCATCGAGCATGCCTCCAGATCCGAATCCGGGGACAAGTTCAAGGCTCTCATGGACGGGCGCTGGGAGGAAGGCTACGACAGCCAGTCTGATGCGGATATGGCGCTGGTCTCCATCCTCGCTTTCTGGTGTGGGAATGTGGAGGAGCAGATCGACCGCATCTTCCGTTCCTCTGGTCTGATGCGCGACAAGTGGGATCGACAGACGGGAGATACCACATACGGCCAGATCACCATTCGCAATGCCGTGGCGACCAATGATACCATCTACACGCCGATTCGGGACATGGAATCGGCGGAGACGGAGTTTTCTGATCTCGATGAGGCCGAGACACTGCCTTCCTTCGAGCCGGATCTTTCTAAGGTATCCATGACACTGGAGGAGATGCAGCCGCACACGAATCCCCGGTACCAGCGGGAGGAGATTGGCATCGGCTATGCCTTTGCGGACTATTTTAAGCCTATCGCCCGCTTCGACCGTGAACGCGGCATCTGGTATGTCTTTGACGGGAAGGTCTGGCAGCCGGACGAGAATGCACTGGCTGTGGCGGAGCTTGCCAAGCGGCTGGCTGACCGGCTCTATACCTTCGCCCTGCAGATCAAGGACGAGGACACCAGGAACCGCTACATCAAGAGGGTACAGAAGCTCCAGATGCGGAAGAACCGGCGTACGATGATCGAGGATGCCAAGTCCGTATATCCTGTGCCGCATTCCATCTTTGACCGCAACACCGACCTGTTCAACTGCCAGAACGGAACGCTGAACCTTACATCTGGAGAATTCAAGCCCCATGATCCCGCCGACTTTCTGACGCTCATGTCCGGCATCACCTATAATCCGGATGCGGCTTGCGACCGCTGGAACAGCTTCATTTCCGAGGTGATGATGAATGACGCTGACCTGGCGCTGTACCTTCAGAAAGCCCTCGGCTATGCGCTGACGGGTGACACTTCTTTGGAGTGCCTGTTCATCCTCTACGGTGCGACGAGCCGCAACGGTAAGGGCACCACGATGGAGACCTTCCTGCGTATCATGGGAGACTACGGTAAAACCTCTAACCCGGAGATGCTCTCTACGAAATTCGGTAACACCAACGCCTCCGGACCGTCGGAGGAAATCGCCCGGCTTGCCGGCGTGCGTTTCGTGAACATTTCGGAGCCGGAGAAGAAGATCACTTTCAACGCCGCACTGGTCAAGAGGATGACCGGTAATGATACGCTGAACGCCCGTTTCCTCCATGAGAACAGCTTCGACTTCAAGCCCAATTTCAAGATCTTCATCAACACCAACTACAAGCCCTCTGTGTCTGACATGACGCTGTTCTACTCGAACCGTCTGAAGCTGATCCCGTTCAAGCGCCACTTTGAGGAGCATGAGCAGGACAAGGGGCTGAAGAACTTCTTCGCGGAGCCCGCCAACCTGTCCGCCATCTTCAACTGGTGCTACGAGGGGTACAAGCGGTTCAAGGCATCCGATCTGGCTGATCCGCAGGCTGTTATCTCCGCTACGAAGGAATACCAGGAGGAGTCTGACCGCATCGGGCAGTTTGTGGACGCTTGGCTGGAGGAGGGAGAAGCCTACGAGGTACGCACATCCGCAGTGTATAAGCTGTACGGCGAATGGTGCGACAAGTATGGATACCGTAAGGAGAACAGCACCAACTTCAACAACGCCATTCAGCGGTTCTTCCCGATTCAGCGCAAAAGGCCGAATGGAGAATCGGGTGGCCCTACCACGATGCTGATCGGCTGCCGCTTTCTGGAGAAGGAGAGCGGTGAGCCGGAGGAGGAGAATGCCGCTTTCAGCTGATTCTCCTGGCGCGAGATACACGGTCATAAGGAAAGCACCTGCCGCTTGACAGGTGCTTCTTTGGACTGTGGCTTTATTTTTCAAGAAGGCTTTCCATGCTGCATCCGAGAACCCTGGAAATGCGATATAGGGCATCGGCACTCGCCTTATTGATGTCCTTGTTCCGCTGCTCGTACATCTGGATCGAGCGGAGCGTAACACCGGAGCGTTTTGCAAGCTCGGCCTGCGTGCAGCCGTAAGAGCTGCGGATGCGTTTCAGGTTGGTGTCTTTGAAATGCTCCCGTATCTTTTCATCTGCGATATCCACGAATTTCGTGATGTCCGCTTCGTGAAGCGTATGGTACATGTTCGCCAGATCTTCGTAGGAAAGGACTTTGAAGATGTCGCTGTAGCTTCTTGCGGAAAACCACTGATAGTAACTGACCGCCCAGCCGATCCAGTATTCCCGTGAACGGCCGAAGTGTTCCTGCGGCGCGGCTTCAAGCTGCTTGCCTGTTGTTTCAAGTACGACGTCGGAGGCAATCTCGATTCCGCTTTTCCCCGCCAGGTAAGCGGGCTCGCCATTCTCTATCCGTCTGCTGACAGAGCTTGCGGTAAAGATTTTTATGAAATCCAAGCCGGGAATGCGGCAGGTGTTGATGGCGTAATCGAAAGCGTCTCCAAGCGCGGCTTGTGCCTTACTTAGATAGGTTTCTTGGTATGCGCGGGTCGTCATTTGAAACGCCTCCTCGGATAATGTCCTGGATATAAAGGCCATCGGATTCTTCTTCCAGAATATCCAGATAGGTTTGATTGGCTTCATCGTCTCTGGCTTTGCGAAGGACATAGTACATGTCCTTTTCCGCTACCTCAAAGCCCTCGTATTTGATCTTTGAAAACGCGAACTTTGATTTGATGACGATCTGCTCCCCGAGTTTTCCAAGCTGCATGGCGCGGGACAACTGCTCGACGGTGATCGCGTTATTAAGAAAAGCCTCGGCGTAGTCGAAGTAGGAGTCGTCTGCCCTGTACCCGGTGATCAGGTCGTAAGCGTTCACATTCACACTGAAGTGTTCGATCAGGTACTGCTTCGCTCTCCTTGCAACGGGCGTCTTGATGCTGAACAGGCGGTGATCCACGAGAACAGCCATCCAGTTGAGAATCGTGTAAGCAGGGCTATTCAGGTTCAGGATATTCAGATACTCCGTGTCCAAGGTGTAGCGGTTCGCAAACCCGTCACTCAGCGAGGAGACGGCCCATTCCTTCGCAAGGTCGATGTTCTCGGTGCAGTAGAAGCCCAGGCCGAAGTCATTGTTCTTCCTGCCCAGGCCGAAGGTGGGAACCTCTACGATCTGCTTTGAACCGTGATAGACGGTAATCAGTTTGTCCATTGTGCAGCCCTCCATTCGTCAAGATTATATCACTGTAGTGATATAAAGTCAAGGGAAAGAGGCGGCGTTCTGGAGAAAAATTATCACCAGAGTAATAGCGGATGCTATTGTAGCAGCCTGTAGCAGGTTTTTACGGTGGTTATTATTATTACATCTCTTTATATATATTAACTATTTTACTTGCTACATCTTGCTACAAATAAAAGAGATAAAGAAAAGAAGATAGGAGGGGGGATTTGAGGACGCTGCTTTCGTGGATCACGGGCAGCGGTTTTTTTATTGACACTGTGGGCGCTTTTTGAAGTTGACATCCTTTGCCTTTGCCATCTATGTGGGGATCTTACAAAGCTGGCTTCGGCAAAGGGTGTCCAGGTATGAAGGAGGTGCGATGCTTTGATTATTGCGATTCTCGCGGCAGTGGTTTTCCTGCCGCTGCTTATTTCCGGGATCATTCTTGTGTCCATCACTTGGACCCACAGACCCGATCTCTCAGTTTTCGACATCTTGAGAGCGATGGTAAATGAAATCAAGATCAGCGTGTGCCGGAAGCTCCGGCGGAAAGGAATCAGAAAATGAAGATCATTACTTGTGAGCAGGTCTCGGGCGGCCATCCGGATAAAATCTGTGACCAGATCGCGGATGCCATCGTGACTGACTGCCTCCGGCACGACCCCAAGAGCCGGGTCGCCATTGAGGTTCTTATCAAAGACAACCACATCATCATCGCGGGTGAGCTGACCAGCAGCCATAAGCCGGATTACCGGAAGTTGGTGTATGAAGTCTTCGAACAGATCGGAGTTGATAAGCTGGGCTTTGACCCCGATATTGTGGACATCGGCATTCTGGTAAAAGAGCAAAGCCCGGATATCGCCCTCGGTGTGAATAAGGGCGGAGCGGGCGATCAGGGCATGATGATGGGATACGCTACCAATGAAACGGCGGAGCTTCTGCCGATTCCTTTCGTAGTCGCCACGCGGTTCCTCCAGATTCTGAAGGCGCATCCGAGCCGGATGTTCCGAGCCGATGCGAAAGCCCAGGTCAGCTTCGATTACGACAGCGGAAAGATCACGACTTTCCTCTGTTCCGTTCAGCACAGCCCCGATGTGGAACCCTCGGATTTCCGGCACGTCATTGAGGGCATCATGGTGCTGGCAGCCTGTGAGAACGGGTTGAATACGGACTTTGAAAAGCTGGTCAATCCGACCGGCCGTTTCGTGATCGGCGGCAGTTTTGCCGATTGCGGCGTCACTGGCCGCAAGCTGGCCTGCGATACTTATGGTGGTGTCGGTCATATCGGCGGCGGAGCCATGAGCGGAAAAGACCCCAGCAAGGTTGACCGTTCCGGCGCTTATGCTGCCCGCAAGATCGCGGTGGATATCGTAAGAGCCGGTTACGCGGATAAATGCGAGGTTCAGATTGCCTATGCCATCGGTGTGGCGGAGCCGGTCAGTGTCTATGTGGAAACCTTCGGTACGGAGCATCAGGATAAGCGGTTCCTGGAAGCCTTCGTGCGCGAGAACTACGACCTGACACCCAAAGGCATTATCCGCGATCTGCATCTGCTGGATGTGGATTATAATCTTGTTTCCAGCTATGGGCACTTCGGGAAACCCGGCCTTCCGTGGGAGAAATAATAATTACAACTTTTTTCTGAGGCATACTACCAAAACAGCCTCTCCCACGCCTTCATATAGGGGGAGTTATTTTTGAGCCTCTGAAACGAGAATGGATAACTTCCAGAAATAGAAACATCCTCCAGCGCAAAACTGGAGGATGCTGCAGCTCATGATCTTATCTGCCGGGTTGAGCGGGCCTGACAGCGGGTTCAGCTACAAGGCTTAATCCAAGTTCTCTGAAGATCCGCAAAAGAGTGCTGAGATTCGGTGTGGTTTTGCCGGATTCGATTCTGGCAACAGATGAGTGTGGAAGTCCACAAAGCTCGGCGAGATCATGCTGAGAAAGATCAAGATCATGGCGGCGCTTAATCATAGCTCCGACAATCTGGGAAATGGCTTCTGCTTCATCAATGTCCTTTCCAATCTCAGGATTGGTCGCTCTGACATGGTTCTTATAATCAGTCCAGGTTGCCATACTGTGTCACCCCTTTCTGGCAATCCAATCGTCGCGTTCGGATTGGTCTTTTCTATTTCGTGACGTGGCGTTTTGTGTTTTCTTTCGGAACTGATGCAGGAGGACGTAGGTATCATCTTTGCGGTAGAAGTACAAGACTCAATTATTTCCGGGCGAAGCTCCCGTATGTCATCTTCCAGATGCTTGGTGATGTTCTCGCCCAACCGAGTTCCGTGATCCTCGAGCAACTGTATGTATTGGTCTATCGGCTTATGCTGTATTCTTGCGTCTTTATTCGTTGTGGCTTTCTGTTGCACGTCATCGAGAAAGCCCCACAATTCAGAGACGCCATCAGCGGTCGAGTAAAACTCAATGGTGAATATGGGCCTTCTCCTCTCTGGTGTTCGAGAATATGAAAGCAAAAATGCGTCCAAAAGTCAAGCGTTTGTTTTTGAGTTTGGTCAGTTCGGAGAACCGGCCTTCCGTGGGAGAAATAAAAATTATAAGAAAATTTGCCAGGTACCCCTGACAAACAGCCTCTCCCACGCCTTTATATAGGGGGAGTTATTATTGAGCCTTTTCGAGGGAAAAACAACTCTCCTTCCTATAGGAGATTACACATTATGCCATCAAGACCGAAAACGCCATGCCGACATCCCGGCTGTGCGGCGCTTGTACCGTATGGACAGAAATACTGCGATGCCCATAAGCCCATCCACCTGGAGGAAGTGCGGAGCGCCGGTGACAGGGGGTACGGCAGAGCGTGGCAGAAAGCCAGGAAGCGATATCTGGATGCACATCCGTTGTGTGTGGAGTGCATGAAAGAAGGCCGGTACATCAAGGCCACCGATGTGGACCACATCATTCCACACCGAGGGGACAGGACACTGTTCTGGGATCAGGGCAACTGGCAGGCGCTCTGCCACCGTCACCACAGCGTCAAGACCCGGCGCGAGGATAACAACCCGACCTACCACTACTGATAAGGAGAACAACATCCATGAAGGAGAAGAAAGAGATCAAGACCGTGGGGCTTGGCTTTTTCGAGGCATTGACCCTGCTGTTCATTGCGCTGAAGCTGACCGGCTGCGTCGCGTGGAGCTGGCTGTGGGTACTGAGTCCCTTGTGGCTGACCTTTGTTGTGGCCGCGTTCATCGCACTCATCATCGTGCTGGTGACGAAGTAAGCGGCGGGGCAGCCGCCCTAAGCGGCCCCCTGGGGCCTGGGCCGCTTCTCTACAGTGAAGTGCCACCGAGACCGCCGCCCCCTCTCGTGTTGAAAAACGCGAAATTGCAAGGCCCCCTACCCGGCAGGGTCCCCGGATGAGCCGGGGATAACAGCCCGAACCGCCTTGGGAAACGCTGTTATACCTTGATTTTCAGCGGTTTTCAAGAACAAGGAACGGAAATTGCCGTAGGCATCAAGAGGTGGCGAATTTCGTTACAAAAACGCATGAGGACACGCTGCTTTCAGTCTGGAAACACGCAGAAACTCAGGCGTTTTTACATATTTCCATTGTTACACAATGCCCCATGTGGGCATAGCAGAAGGAGGAGGCGCATGACCGATGTGCAGAAAGAACTGATCCTCTCCATGCGCTTACAGGGAATCGGATACCGGGCCATCGCAAAGAGCCTCCGCTTGAAACTGAACAAGGTCGAGCTGTACTGCAAGACCCACGGGCTTGCCGGGGATGGCTGGCTCGTCAGGCTGAACTACCCAGTGTGGTGCGAGAATAACGGCCGCTGCCCTGTTTGCGGGAGAAAGCTGACACAGCCCAGGCGAGGACGGAGGAAGAGGTTCTGCTCCGGGAAATGCCGGACAGCCTGGTGCCGCGCACAGAAAACGGAGACTGAGATCGGAGCGAGCTTTGATGTGGAAGAAAAAATATGAGCCCCCCACTTACAGAGACGGCATGGCACAGACAAACGGTGACCCTATCGAGGACGTCCCTGAGATGTCGGACAACGTGAACCACCCGGCTCACTATACCTTCGGAACCATCGAAGTCATCGATGTGATTGAAGGACTGCTGTCGCCGTACCACCTGGGCAATGCCGTGAAGTATATCGCCAGAGCCGGCCGCAAGGACCCGGCCAAGACGGAGGAAGACCTCCGCAAGGCGATCTGGTACATCAACAGGTATATTTCATTTCTGGCAAAACAGAAAGAAGGAGGCGGCGATGCGGATTGAGATTCCGGATCAGACGAAGGTCATCTCCCGGTACGGGGCGGATGCCCAGACGATGGTTCACATGGAGGAGTGCGCGGAGCTGATCCAGGCCGCCTCAAAGATGCGCAGGGTCACCAAGGCCGGGAGCGACGATTCTGCGGCCCGTTACAATCTTGTGGAGGAGATGGCGGATGTTCTCATCTGTATGAAGCAGATGCAGGAGATATACGGCATCACCGACCTGGACATCCAGCAGATGGCGGAAAGGAAATGCCGGAGGCAGGAGGCGCGGTTATGACGCTGATCGAGGGCTTTGTGCGGGATGAAATCCTGGTCGATTTCAATTCCGAGATCATGTACGGTGACGACCAGTGCTATCTGGATTATCCCTGCCGGTTTCCGACTGTGGGCTTCCAGCTGATGGCTACCAACGGACTGGTGCTGATCGCGGACCGCATCCGGAAGGACGCAGGATTCAAGCCGATGCACCCGATGGACGAGTTCACAGATGATACCTGTGACAACGAGGGCTGGTACGATTTCTATGTGGGGCTGAACAGCTTCGCGGATAGCCACATGGACACCTGCATCGAGTTCTATGTTGTCAACGCCGATTCCGAGGACAATGAGGAACTGTACACCATCGACCTGACCGCAGAGGAACAGGCCGCCGTCTATGCCCGGTTGGATGAACAGTGCCGCCAACACGAAGGGAAAACCTGTGAGGAACTTCTGAAAGAAGCGGAGCAGAGAATGAGGGAGGACATGAGTTGAAGATCATCAAAAGGGACGGACGCGAAGTTCCCTATGACTATACCAAAATAAAACACGCCATCGAAGCCGCGAACAGCGAGGTGGCACAGGAGAACCGACTGTCGGATACGATGGTCGGTTTTGTTGTTGGCCGCATCGAAAAGCGCATCGCGGCAGCTGGCCGGAGCGTCACGGTCGAGGAAATCCAGGACATAGTGATCGATGAACTGGATCATGCCGAGGCTCACAGGCTGGCCAGGCACTACAGCGACTACCGTCTGCGGCATGAGCTTCTCAGGAAGCAGAACAGTACGGATGCAAAAATCCTCTCCCTGCTTCGCCATGACAATGAACTGGCAAAGCAGGAGAATGCCAACAAGGACCCGATCCTGAATTCTACCATGAGGGATTACCTGGCGTCGGAGGTTTCTGAGGATATCTGCCGGAGGTACATTTTCCCGGAGGATGTGATCCATGCCCATGACGAGGGCATCATCCACATCCACGACATGGGCTATGTGTCCGGGCCAATCTCCAACTGTGAGCTGGTCAATTTGGAGGACATGCTCCAGAACGGCACGGTCATCACAGATACCCTGATCGAGAAGCCGCACAGCTTCTCCACGGCATGCAACATCGCAACGCAGATCATTGCCCAGGTCGCGTCGAACACCTATGGCGGGCAGACCATTAGCCTTGCCCACCTTGCGCCTTTTGTGGATGTGTCCCGACAGAAATATAAAAGCGAGATCGAGGATGAGTTCCTGGCAATCGGCAGGGACTACACCGAGGATGAAGTCAGCCGCATTGCGGAGATGCACGTGAAGAAGGAAGTGCAGCGCGGCATCCAGACCATTCAGTATCAGATCCAGACGCTCCTTACCACCAACGGACAGACGCCTTTCGTCTCAGTTTTCATGTATTTGGGTGAAGTGGAGCCTGGGCAGACACGGGATGACCTGGCACTGATCATCGCGGAGACGCTGAAGCAGAGGCATGAGGGTATCAAGAACGAGGTCGGCGTGTGGGTGTCCCCGGCGTTTCCCAAGCTGATCTATGTCCTTGATGAGGACAACATCACCGAGGACGCGCCTTACTGGTACCTGACCGTTCTCGCTGCGGAGTGTACGGCCAGGCGCATGGTGCCCGACTACATCAGCGCCAAGGTCATGAAGCAGCTGAAGAACGGGGATGTGTACACCTGCATGGGTTGCCGCGCTTTTCTGACCCCTGACCTCGTGGGCATGGGCGAGAATGGCGCACACAAATACTACGGTCGCTTCAATCAGGGAGCGGTGACCATCAACCTGGTGGATGTGGCGTGCAGCGCGGAGGGTGACGAAACAAGGTTCTGGCATCTGCTGAACGAGCGGTGTGAGCTCTGCTTCAAGGCGCTCATGATCCGCCACAACACGCTGAAGGGTACGCCGTCAGATGTGGCGCCCATCCTCTGGCAGTATGGCGCGATCAGCCGCCTTTCTAAGGGGGAGAAGATCGACCGTCTGCTGTACGACAACTACAGCACGATTTCCCTCGGCTACGCCGGGCTATGCGAGTGTGTGTACCGCATGAAGGGCGTCTCCCACACCGATCCCGAGGGACATGATTTTGCTGTCGCGGTGATGAAGTTCCTTAACGACAAGTGCCTGACCTGGCGGGGACTGACAAATATCAGCTTTAGCCTTTACGGGACGCCGATGGAATCCTCCACCTACAAGTTTGCCCAGTGCCTCCAGCGCCGGTTCGGGAAAATCCGGCATGTGACGGACAAGAACTATATCACCAATTCCTACCATGTCCATGTGACGGAGCCGATTGACGCCTTTTCCAAGCTGGGCTTCGAGGCTGAGTTCCAGGCGCTCTCTCCCGGCGGCGCGATCTCCTATGTGGAGGTTCCTGACCTGCAGAACAACATCCCCGCGGTGCTGGCGGTGATGCGGTTTATCTACGACAACATCATGTATGCCGAGCTCAACACCAAATCTGACTACTGCCAGGTATGCGGCTATGATGGTGAGATCCGCATCGTGGAGGAAGACGGAAAGCTGATCTGGGAGTGCCCCAACTGCGGGAACCGCGACCAGAAGAAGATGAACGTCTGCCGGCGCGTGTGCGGCTATCTGGGGACACAGTACTTCAACCAGGGCAGGACCGCCGAGATTGCCGACCGGGTGATGCACCTGTCTACCCGTTGACGGAGGTGCCTATGAACTACGGCGGCATTATCAAAAACGACATTGCAAACGGTCCTGGCGTCCGCGTTTCCCTGTTCGTGTCCGGGTGTAGAAACCACTGTCCCGGATGCTTCCAGCCGGAGACCTGGAATTTTGGCTATGGCCTGCCGTTCACACCTGAAACAGAGGAAGAGATCATGGAAGCCTTGCGTCCCTCGTGGATACAGGGCCTTTCCATTCTCGGCGGCGACCCTATGGAGCCGGAGAACCAGGTGGCACTCCTGCCGTTCCTTAAAAAGGTGAAAGCGGAACTGCCTGGGAAGGATGTCTGGCTCTACACAGGATACCGTCTGGAGAGTGTGTCTGAATCACCGCTTCTCCTGCTGGTGGACGTGGTAGTGGACGGTCCTTATATGGAAGCGGAAAAGGACGTCTCGCTTGCTTTCCGGGGAAGCCGGAACCAGCGGATCATCCATCTGTGGAAAGGAGAAGCCTGTGGCGCAGCAGAGAATAATTGACCTTACCACGGTCATTGGCGTGTATGCGCTCTGCAACACAGGGGCGATCCTTGTCCATGCCATAGACTATGGGGAGGACAGGGTATTGGCGTCCATAAACGGCGAGGACGCCGAGTGGTGCAGTCTGACAGAAGAATACATGGAAGCGACGGGAGAGCTTGAACTGGGGTTTACCCTGGGCGAGCTCTTCATTCCATTCTGTGAGGTCATGCGATTTTACGGAGGTGCGAATTGAAGAAGACAGCGGAACTGAAAGTCCTGCCGATTTCCGTTTTGAAACCGGCTGAATATAATCCGCGTAAAAAGCTGAAGAAGGGCGACCGGGAGTACAAGAAGATTCTCGATTCCATTGAGGAGTTCGGTTTTGCCGATCCCATGGTGGTCAATTCCGATATGACGATCATCGGCGGCCATCAGCGCCTGACCGTGGCAATGGATCTGGGTTACACCGAAGTCCCCTGCGCGGTGGTGGACATCGACAAGACCAGGGAAAAGGCGTTGAACATTGCCCTCAACAAGATCACGGGCCAGTGGGACGATAACCTGCTGGCGGAACTGCTGGAGGACATACAGAACAGCGGTGATTTTGATATCGGCAAGACGGGCTTCGACCCGCCCGAGATCGGAGAGCTGTTCAACAAGCTCCATGACAAGAAGATCAAAGAGGACAACTTCGATATCGACTCGGAGCTGAAGCAGCCGGTTTTTTCCAAGCCGGGCGACCTGTGGCTCATCGGAAAGCACAGGGTCATATGCGGCGACAGCACTGGGGGGGAGGTCTACACCCGGCTTATGGACGGGCAGAAAGCCAACCTTGTGCTGACAGACCCGCCCTACGGCGTGGACGTGGAAGAGACGGCGGGAAAGATCCAGAACGACAATCTGCCGGATGCGGAGTTCTATGATTTCCTGCTCTCTGCCTTCCGCTGCATGAACGCTAACCTTGCCGACGACGGCAGCATCTATGTGTGGCATGCAGACACCAAGGGCCTGATCTTCCGCAAAGCCTATGAGGATGCGGGCTTCTATCTTTCCGGGTGCTGTATCTGGAAAAAGAATGCGTTGGTGCTGGGGCGCTCCCCGTATCAGTGGATTCATGAACCCTGCCTGTTCGGGTGGAAGAAGGGCGGAAAGCACCAGTGGTACGCCGACCGCAAGCAGGTCACGGTGTGGGAATACGACAAGCCTAAAAGCAGCCCGGATCATCCGACTACAAAGCCGGTCACGCTCATGGCCTACCCGATCAAGAACAGCACCATGACCAATGGCATCGTCCTCGATCCCTTCCTCGGCTCCGGCTCCGCGCTGATTGCCTGCATGGAGACCGACCGTGTGTGCCGGGGAATCGAGCTCGATCCCAAGTTCGTGGACTGCATTGTCAAGCGGGCGATTGCCCACAACGATGGTAAGTACGATGACGTGTTCGTGATCCGTGACGGTCAGAAGCTGCGCTTCGATGAGGTGGCGGCCTTCGAGCCGGAGGAGGCGCGGGATGAGTGATGTGAAATGCGTCCTCATCCACGATAACTTCCAGAACTACAAGGGCTACAGCATCCCGAAAGCCCAGCTTGTGATCGCGGACATCCCCTACAACATCGGCACGGACTTTTACGCTTCCCGGCCGGACTGGTATGTGGACGGGGACAACAAGAACGGCGAGAGCAACAAGGCGAGGAAGGCGGCCTTCAACACGGATTTTTCGTTCAATATAGCGGAGTATTTTGCCTTCTGCAACCGGCTTTTGAAGAAGGAACCGAGAACCGGGGAGAAGGACGCTCCATGCATGATCGTCTTCTGCGCTTTCCAGCAGATCCCGGAGGTCATCCGGCAGGCCGAGAAGTATGGGTTTAAGAATTATATCCCGCTGGTGTTCTGCAAGAACTACAGCCCACAGGTACTAAAGGCCAACATGAAGATCGTCGGTGCGACCGAATATGCCCTGGTGCTGTACCGGGGCAAGCTGCCCAAGTTCCGAAACACGGATGCGAATGGAAGACCGCACATGGTTTTCAACTGGTTTGACTGGAAGCGGGATGGGAAGGAGTATCCCAAGATCCATCCTTCCCAGAAGCCGGTATCCGTGCTGAAGCGGCTGATCGAAATCTTCACCGATCCTGGAGATGTGGTCATCGACCCTTGCGCCGGGAGCGGAAGCACGCTGCGGGCGGCAAAGGAGCTGGGGAGGCACAGCTATGGCTTTGAGGTATCCACGGAGTTTTGCAGGAAAGCGAAGGAGCAGATGCTTATGGAGAACGTGGTATAAGAGTAGAACTGATTTCCCACACAACGGATGCCGCCCATCTTTGCGGCGAAGCAGCCGCTGTCTGTACCAATTCGAGCAAGCCGGAGAGATCCCTGCGCCATGCGGTGGAATCCGGACATGAATCGGTGCTGGAGCACGCTGTGTTTACCTTCCGTGTGGTTGGGCTCAGCAGGGCGGCGCTCGCTCAGCTTACCCGCCACAGGCTGGCGTCCTTCGACGTCCAATCCCAGCGGTACGTCAGGATCATGGGATTTGACCTCGTGATGCCGGAGAGCATCCGCAAGTCAGACTTCTATGCGGAAGCGGGGAGCCTCATGGAAGACGTCATGAACCTCTACCAGCGTATGGTAGATGCGGGAATCCCCGCCGAGGACGCAAGATACATCACGCCGCAGGCTGTACCCACAACGCTTATCATGACGATGAACGCGCGGGAGCTGCGGCATTTCTTTTCTCTGCGGTGCTGCAATCGTGCCCAATGGGAGATTCGGCGGATGGCAGATGAAATGCTGAGACTTTGCAAGAAGGCAGCGCCCGAGCTGTTCCGCAAGGCAGGCCCAGGCTGTGTGTCTGACCGCTGCCGGGAGAAGATCGCCTGCGGAGCGCCCAGGCAGAGAGGCGACTGGGATGGGTGAACTGATCAGAAGCGTTAGCTATGACCAGTCGGAAATCGTCCGCAACATCTTAAAACTCCATGCGCCAGACGGAAGGATCGACTGTGATCCGACCTTTAGTACAGGAGCTTTCTATAACGGAACCGGTATTGAAGCGCCAATACTCCGATTTGACATCAATCCACAGGCCAGCGGTGTGGGGGAAGCAGATGCGCGGAGTCTGCCCCTCCCGGATGAAAGTCTGTCCTGCATGATGCTGGATCCGCCATTTCTGGCGACCAAAGGGAAATCCCTGAAAGCCGGGGACGGGAATCGAATCAACCGACGCTTTGGCGTGTACCCGGATGAGAGGAGCCTACACCAATGCTATGAAGAGATGCTCCGGGAAGGATACCGGGTGCTGAAGCCGGGTGGAATCCTGATTTTTAAATGCCAGGACAAGGTGAGCAGCGGGAAGCAGTATTTCTCCCATGTGTTCGTGATGAACGCGGCGGTGAAAGCTGGCTTTTATCCGAAAGACCTGTTCATCCTCCTGGCGAAGAACCGCCTGGTCGCTGACTGGCAGACGAAAAATCAGCAGCACGCGAGGAAGTACCACTGCTATTTCTGGGTGTTCCAGAAAAGTAATATCAAAATCAATTATGGAGGGTCATGAGATGAAATCCACTATAAAGCAGTTCAAGAACCTGGTTTTCCTGGTGCTGGGGGTATTCCTCCTCCTGCTTCTGGTCGCAAACGCACACATCATCCCCACGGGCTATACCGGCGTGCGCACGACCCTCGGCCAGATCCAGTCGGAGCCGGTGCAGAGCGGGAAACTCATCTTCACGGCGCCCTTTGTGGAGAGCATCCGCAAGGTCAATAACAAGCAGCAGGACTTCAAGGTTTCCAATCAGATCTGGGGCGAAACGGATGACAAAACGCCTGTGTATGCCGATGATGTGACCGTTACCTACCAGATCGCGGCGGATCGCTCCGCGTGGATATATGCTAATGTGTCTGATTATACCAGGAACCTCATCACAGAGAGCCTTGTGGCATCGGCAGTAAAATCCGCAATGGTGGAACTGGAGCCTGGGGACGTGACAAACAGGTCAAAGATCGAGCCTTTGATTATGACGAAGCTGCAGGAGAGCTTCGACGGGAAGTACGGCGCCGGGACGGTGTATGTGAACAAGGTTATCGTGGGTGTCATGGATTTTGAAGCGGCCTACAACAGCGCGATCCAGTCAAAGTCCATCGCGGCGCAGGAACAGGCGAGGGCGGCGATTGAAAACCAGACCGCTTTGGCAAAAGCGGAAGCGGACAAGCGGGTGGCGATCCTGAGAGCGGAGGCGGACGCCGAGAAGGTACGCATTGCCGCAGAAGCGGAAGCAGAAGCAAACAAGAAGATTCAGGAAAGCCTGACGGATGATCTGATCGAACTTAGAAAGGTGGAAGCCTGGGACGGCAAGCTGCCCAATGTGGTTGGCAGCGATACGATCCTGGGCTTGCAGGTTGAATAAGGAGCACGGATGGAAAAGCAGAAAGCACTGACTCTCGGTAGCCTATTTGATGGCTCCGGGAGTTTTCCCTTTGGCGGCATCCTCGCCGGGATTGAACCGAAGTGGAATTCAGAAATTGAGCCCTTCCCGGTGCTGGTGACGCACAAGCGGCTGCCGTGGGTGAAGCATTACGGTGACGTATCCCAGATCCGCGGCGGTGATCTGGAGCCGGTGGACATCATCACCTTTGGCTCACCCTGCCAGGATCTTTCCATTGCGGGAAAGCGGGCGGGGCTTCATGAAGGCGAACGCTCCAACCTGTTCTTCCAGGCGATTCGGATTATCCGCGAGATGAGGGAGGAAACGAATGGCAGGTATCCAAGGTACTGCGTCTGGGAGAACGTCCCCGGCGCTTTCTCCTCCAACGGAGGAGATGATTTCAAAGCTGTCCTCGAAGCAGTTATCGGAGTTAAAGAAGAAGGGGTCAAGGTGCCTCCGCCTGAGAATCACCGATGGCCGAAAGCAGACGTATACCTGGGAGACGGATGGAGCGTGGCTTACCGAGTTCTCGATGCTCAATACTGGTCCGTCCCCCAGCGAAGGGCAAGAATCTACCTTGTCGCAGATTTTGCTGGCGGAAGTGCCGGAGAAGTATTATTTAAGTCCGAAGGCGTGTCTGGGTATACTCCGCAGGGCTTCCGTTCGTGGGAAGGAGCTGCCGGAGGTGCTGAAGAAGGCGCTGGAGCGGCAGGCGGGCGGTCTGACGATAGAGGTGGAGTCCTCTGTGTAAACCCGCAGGGGAACAGTGGTGTCGGGATCACAGAGGACAAGTCCCTGGCGCTGGTCGCCCAGGACCACGGGAACCATCCCGCAGTGCTCCAGTCGGCTGGCTTCTCCACGGAGCATTCCGCACAGAGCCGGAGCATCGGCTATGAAGAGGAGAAGTCACCGACACTGAGGGCGGGGGTCGTAGCTGCCGCGATGATGTTCGATAACCATCCCCAGGACTGCCGTTATGATGGCCCGATGGAGCAGAGCCCCACCGTGACTGCACGATACGGTACTGGCGGCAACAACCAGCCGCTGGTGACAGAGGCAGAGCCCGTTACGCTGAAGATACGCTCCGGCTGCGAGGGCGGCGGTAAGGGCGCGTTGCTCCAGCATGACAAGTCGGCCACCCTCGGTACCAACAACGACCAGACGGTATTCGTGCCGTATGCCAAGGGGACAAGGCCGCACTCCGCCGAAGAGGGGCAGGAGTGGAAGAAAGCGGATGTTGCCAACACCCTGAACACCTTTGATGCGGGCGAGGGCAGATGCAACGAGCTGGTGGTTCGGGCATTTGGTGTGTGCAGTAAAAGCTCCCATGCCATGCTGTCGGACAATCCCCACAGTGGTTTCTATGAGGCAACGACCAGCCGGACCCTGGATCAGAGCGGCGGCAATGCGGTGAGCTCCAACCAGGGCGGCATCTGCGTGGTAGCCCCGGCGCCGGAGACCTACGATGTGCGTTTTACCTCCGAAGGCACGAAGAACGCGAGAGGGCATTGCTACAAGACCGACATCTCCCGATGCCTGGATACGGGCGGGGAGAATCCGGACAGCAACCACGGCGGGGTTGCCGTGGTGGAAAAGGAGCCTGTCGCCTTCACCCAGAATCAGCGCAACGAACTGCGTGACCTGGGAGACCAGGCGGGAGCCCTCTCCGCACGGCCGGGAATGAAACAGCAGACCTATGTCCTGCAAGGCTCCATGATCGGCCGTTCGGACAAGAACGGACCCCAGGGCGACGGCATCAACGAGGATGTTTCCTTCACCCTCAATACCATCGACCGCCATGCTGTGGCAGCGCCGACCGAGGAAGACGCAACCTACTGCGCCACGACCGGCAGTTTCATGACGGTCGAAAGGGAAAAGTCACACACCCTAATGGCAAGGGACTATAAGGATCCGCAGATCATCAACGACACGCCCAAAGATGAGCCCATCTATATAGTACGGAGACTGACACCCGTGGAATGCGCGAGGCTCCAGGGCTTCCCGGACTGGTGGTGCTCCGGACTGTCTGTCCCTGATCCCACCGATGCGGAGATCGCCTTCTGGATGGAAGTCTGGGAAACCTGGCGCAAGGTCACCAAGCCGGATAGCAAGCCGAAGACGGAGAAACAGATCCGCAAATGGCTCTCTGCCCCGTACACCGATGCTGCGGAGTACAAGCTCTGGGGAAACGGCTGCGCATTGCCTTGCGTGTACTTTGTGCTTTCCGGGATCGCCTGGGCAGCGGAAAAGGACAGCTGAGAACCGGGAGAGGGCTGCCCTCTCCCTCTACATAGGAGGACGGGATGAAATATGTGATAACAATTGGAGTTATTCTCATTATCAGCTTTTTCGCGGGGCTGGTGCTGGGGATGGTGGCTTCCGATGGAGACACGGAGGAACGGGAGCGCGATGACCAGAATCAGATAGAGTACCTCCGCAAGTGGAACGAGAAGCATAGACGCTCCTGATCGTCACATGATCTGCCGGGAATCGTCTGCATGATCTGTTGATAACGTAGAAACCTGATTATTCAGGTGAAATAACGCAGAAAGGCGTGGACTTTTCGGGCTTTCAGAGTGATTAATACACTACCGCGAGGGCATACCGCATGGGGCGGAGCCAGGGAGCGGGACAATGAAAGGAGCGAAACGCCATGAAGAAATTTGAAAAGAACATTGACGACCGCAAGGTTCTGGTCGCCCGCCTGAGCCAACTGACCGGGTTGGATGCCCACTACACCTTCGTACCCAGATGCGCGTATGTGATCGGCACATTTACGGTCGAGAAGGATGGCCGCCTGACGGTCGAGGACGGCGCGGATGAGAGCGTCCTGGAAACGCTGAAGGCGGAGGGGCTGATCGGCTCCGAGATGGAAGCGATGGCTCCGACCCCTCCCTTTACCACTGTCCGGCAGGAGGCGGCAGCACCCGCGCCGGTCACCGCAGACCTCGGAACGGAGGAATGGGGTGATGAGGACTGGGAGGAAGAAAGCCAGGCTACCGAGGCGGAAGAACACCAGGAAGTCTGGCAGCCGGAGACCGACATCTTTGCCGAGACTGTGACGGAAACGGAACAGGCTGCGGAGGAAGCAGAGAGTGAAGAAGATGCTCCCGGCGCTGGGGAGGGGGCGGAAGAGGCCGATTGGGTGCCAGATGCGGAATACGGGCAGGAAGCTACAGAGGAATCGGCGGCAAGCCTGGGTGTCCGGGACGCGGAAGAAGCCCTCGGATTCCCGCTGGACGCACAGATCAGCTTCCCACTTTCCAGGCACACGGTCGCATCGCTGACAAACCTTATCTGCATGATCCACACGAGAGGCCCCCTGCTTTCCAAAGCGACACGGGGAACCTTCCATGTGGACAAGGAGCTGGTGGACGATATCCTTGACCGCCACACCTTCACCAAGCCTTCTGAACTGATCAGCTTTGTGCAGGGGTGGATCGGCAGCGACAAGCCTCTGGAGGGCATTTCCTTCGATGCGGACAAGGTCATTTTCGACGGCTTCACCGAGGTGAGGGATGCGGAGCATTTGCAGACCTTCATGAAGCTGGCGGCAGCCATGAACAAGATGGCGCAGACGCAGAAGCGTGTGCAGGCTAAGGATACCGATGACAGCAATGAGAAGTATTCCCTCCGCGTCTGGCTGGTCCGGCTGGGTATGAACGGTTCGGACTACAAGGCGGAGCGCAAAATCCTCATGGCGAACCTTACCGGTCACGCAGCCTTCCGTACCAAAGCTGACGAGGAAAAGTGGAAGGCCCGCCAGCAGGCAAAAAAGCTGGCGCTGAAGGCGGCGAAAGAGGAGGCAGGGGCGGCGGAATAGACCGCTTCCCATTGCCCATTCTGGCGGGCTAAATGCACCAGATCATTCCCCAGAAATCCTCTCATTATTTGGTGGAATTTATCTCAGAATTATCGGAAACAGGCGTGGACTTTTATGCCTTTTAGAGTGATTAATACACTACCGAAAGGGAAAACACACCGGCAAAGCCGAAAGGAGATAACCACCATGACAGAGAAGACCGCACGCCAGATTGAAGCCATGAAAGCACAGACCTTCGGAGTTGAGGTCGAGGGCAACAACATCACCCGCCAGAAGGCCGCCAAGGTCGCCGCCGAGTTCTTCGGCACAGGGCGCTACGAGAATACAGCCTACCGCAACGGCTACATGACCTGGAGCGCCTGGGACGCGCAGGACAGGGAATGGAAATTCCAGCGGGACGTGAGCATCCACGGAGCGGATGATGAGAAATGCGAGCTGGTTACCCCGATCCTGACCTACGCCGACATGGAGACTTTCCAGGAACTTCTCCGCCAACTCCGTCACGCAGGCATGAAGAGCAGCCCGAGCAGAGGATGCGGAGTTCACATTCACATCGGACTCAAGGGGCTGGACGGCAGGAACCACGACGCCAAGACCCTGCGCAACCTGGTGAACATCATGGCGGCGCATGAGGAGCAGATTGGAAGAGCCATCCGCATTGACGAAGGACGCACCGGACACTACTGCAAGGTGGTCAACCACAGATTCCTTGAGCGTCTCAACCGCCAGAAGCCCAAGACAATGCAGAAGCTGGCGGATTGCTGGTACGAAGGCAACGGCGCAAACTACGGCAGGAACCAGCACTACAACGACAGCCGGTACCATATGCTCAACCTCCACGCTTCCTTCACCAAGGGGACCATTGAATTCCGCCTTTTCCAGTTTGCCGACCCGCACGTCGGAAAGAAGGGCGGCATCCACGCCGGCGAGATGAAGGCTTACATCCAGCTTTGCCTTGCGATGAGCGAGCTTGCCAAGGAACTGAGCTACGCAAGCCCCAAGCCCCAGCAGACTGAGAACGAGAAATACGCCTTCCGCTGCTGGATGCTCCGGCTGGGCTTCATCGGAGAGGAATTCGAGACAGCCAGGGAGATCCTCCTTCGGAACATGGACGGCAACGCAGCCTGGAGACAGGCCGCCTGCTGAGAGCCAAACACAGACGCCTTGCCGGGGAGACCCGGCTTTAGGCAGTGAAAGGAGGCGACGGGCCATGAAAGAATACAAGGTGCTGATCACGGAAACCTTGCAGAAAACCGTGATCCTGGAAGCGGCAACGGAAGAGGAAGCCCACAAGCGGGCATCCGACGCATGGAAGAACGCAGAGTACCTGCTGGATGCGGAGTGCTTCCAGGGGGTGGAATTCCATGTGCTGGGCGAAGCAGACGGCGATGCCGGAGAGAAGCGCATCGAGCGCGTTGAACGGAAGGGCGGTGAGCTTTGTGAGTGACTGCTTGAAAGGCTTCCGGCTGTTCCGTGAGAATGAAGAGGTCTATTGCATTGCCTACGGCAGCAACCTAAACGAGGAGCGGATGAAGAAGCGGTGTCCGAAAGCCGAGGTGTTCGGCACTTCCATGATCTACGGCTACCGGCTCCTGTTCAAGCAGAGCATGACGGGCGCTTACGCGACCATCGAGCAGGATGCCAACTGCTGTGTGCCGATCCTGGTCTACAAGATGACCGCCGATGACGAGCAGAGGCTTGACCGTTTCGAGGGATACCCAAAGTATTATTACAAGCGGGATTTCCTTCTGCCGGTCTGGGGACTGAACGGCAGAAAGAAGAAGCTCAGGCGAAACTGCATTGCCTACATCATGCACGAGTATCGGCTTCTCAGTGAGCCGGGGGAAGAATACTTCGACCTCCTGGACAGAGGGTATGAACGCTGGGGTTTTGATAAGGGCTGCCTTGTGAAAGCGATGGAAGACAGTATTGGGAAGGAAGCCGCCACACAGTGGCTTGCGGAATATTACGACGAGGAGGATGAACATGAATAAGCGGTATTACATAGCCTACGGCTCCAACCTGTCCGTAGGACAGATGGCAGTCCGGTGCCCTGACGCGAAAGTGGTAGGCACCGCAGTCCTGAATGGCTGGCAGCTTCTCTTTAAGGGATGCGCCACGATAGAACCCAATCCCACCAAGGAAACGCCGGTTCTGATCTGGGAGATTTCTGAGCGGGATGAAAAGCGCCTCGACCAATATGAGGGCTTTCCGACCTTCTACTACAAGAAGGATCTGGAGGTCGAGGTTCAGCCGATGGACGGCGGCGAAGCGATGGCACTCACCGCAATGGTCTACATCATGGACGAGAAGCACATCTGCGGGATGCCGAGCCCTTATTACTACAAAGTGCTGAAGGACAGCTATGAAGCATTCCACTTCCCGATGGATACGCTGACCGGGGCGCTTTCCGACAGCATCGGCGGCGCAGGTGCGAGGCTGTTTTTGGAGAGGGGTGGCTTCTGATGGCTGTGTGCAAGGTATGCAGGCTGGAAATACTGACGGCGGACGGGTGTACGGCACGGTTCATGTCGGCCAACGGGAAGCGGTATTGGAGGATACCGGTTGGCGGCCCTGGAGATTTCCTCGCCCATGCCGGTAAGGAAGCCCGCTGCGGCGACTGCAATGCCAGGGTGGGAGCCTTTCACCACTGGGGATGCGACTGTGAACGCTGCCCCGCCTGCGGATGCCAGCTTCTGAGTTGTGACTGCGAAAATGTTTATGTGGAGGGTACGGCACATGAGTGACATGATCAAGGTTCTCCTGGTCGAACCCCACAAGCATCCCCGGCTGGTTGAAGTTGAACATACCCTTGAAAACCTGCAGGATCTGGTTGGCGGCTATATTGCTGCCAGCTATCCCTGGGATGACCTGGTCGGTCTGGTCTACGATGACGATGGTAAGGCAAAGGTAGGCAACGAGCCAAACCGGGCGCTGGAGGATTACGACCTGCTGGTCGGATCATTCTTTATCTGCGGCCTCGGCAGGGAGGATTTCACCAGCATTTCTGACGAGCTTGCGCTGAAGTATGCGGCAAAGTTCTGGATGCCGGAATCTTTCATGATGCTGCCGGGAGGACTGGTGGTGCTCCGGGAGGATGATGGCACAGAGCCGGGGCCGGAGCTTCTGCAAAAGGTTGACCGGCTGTTTGAAGAAGAGTGAAGGGGGCGTGTGAACAATGATGGTTTTTCCTGACAGAGAGACAGTAGAACATATCCGCAGAACCTATCCGGAAGGATGCCGTGTGGTGATTGATAAGATGGACGATGTCCAGGCACCGCGCATTGGCAGCCAGGGAACCGTGATCGGCGTGGATGATACCGGATCGGTCATGTGCGCGTGGGACGAAGGCGGGAGCCTGTCGGTTGTCTATGGCGCTGACCGTTGCCACAAAATCAGAACCGAGGATGAGGCAAAGACCACTCTGGACTGGTACGGCAAACGCCAGCCGGAGGAGGACCCACGCTGCCCGAGGTGCGGCAAGATGATGCCCGGAACCAAAGCCCGCCATGCCCTCAGCCGATGGGCGTCCATTACGGTTTGCGACCAGTGCGGCACCATTGAGGCGCTGGAACAGGCTGGTTTGACGGAGAAGAAGCCGTTGACGGAGTGGTGCGCCATCAAAATCCCGCAGGATGGTGAGGGCGCATGGCGCGGGTAATGTACACAAGATCGGAAGCCTGAATTCCGGCAGTTTACTCCCTGAAATTATCGTTTTATGGCGTGGACTATTCCGTACATTGACGGTAATATGCACACAACAAAAGCGAAGGGAGAACACCACAATGAAATACGAGGACAGCAAGGTAAAAGGCATCAGCAAGAAGACACTGAGGGCATTGGAGCAGATCGCGCTGGAAGCAAGCTACAGCTTGGAAGAGCGCGGCGGCATCGAGGGAAGGAACAATGACATCGAGGACTTTCCGGAGGTCAGCATTCTTGCCATTCAGAGGATGCTTGAGAAAGCCTACCTTCTCGGCAAGACTGACGGAATGAAGAAAGCTCAGTAAGGAGGGCATCCCCATGACGAACATCAACCCGACAGCAGAGAGGCATATCAATAGCCTTAACAACAACGGCGCCCTGATCAAGGTGCCGGACGGCAGCACGGAGCCGGTCAGCATGGACTTCTACCGCAGGGCGGTGGAGCAATGCATCCAGGATGGCTACAACGCCATCACCTACGAGCTGGTGCTTCCCGGCATTGACGGAGACTTCCAGATCGCCTTCTGGAAGGACGGGCATGTGGATAGCGGTTCCACCCGCCGGATCATAGACTGCCTTGCCTCTCTGTCCCATCAATGGCTGTATCATTCAAGCAAAAGCAATTTCAAACAAAAATCTTGATTAAATCAAGCTTTAGTGATAAAATAGAGACAGAACGAACGGAGGTGGGAAAGATGAAATTGCTTAGAGTAAAGGCGAGCCATTTCAAGAACTGTTGCGACGGCTTCACCATTGACCTTACTTCGAAATCACGGAAAACTGCGGAGGATAAGGAGTACGAGCTCCAGGAGATCGCTCCTGATCTGCATGTGTTCAATACAGCCGCATTTATCGGGAAGAACGCATCAGGGAAAACGACTGCGATTGAACTGCTCGACTGTGCGTATTCAATCCTTGGGGAGTTCCGGCTGGAGGATAAACACTACAGCTATGATGGTGTGCAGCTTGAGTTAACCTTTTATCACGATGGCTTCCTGTATCTGTATGAGACGGTGCTGTCGTCGGGAAAGACGATGGGAAACCAGGCTGTCTTCCGGGATGAGCGGCTCTGCCGGAAGGAATACTTCAAGACAAACGTGAAGGAGATCTTCGACCGGGAAGGATATGAGGAAATGCAGGATCTCGGAGACCTTCCGGAAGACACGTCCAATGTGTTCTTCGTTTTGAAAAAGAAACAGACCAGAGCGATTTTCTTCGACAGCTTCAGCGGCGGCTCGGATACCTACCAGACACTATTCCGGGCTTTGAAGAACTACAATATTGGGATGGATGTGTTTACGAAGATCATCCGCATCTTTGATGAGAACATCCGGGAACTGACCAGGGTGGATGATCACAACTACAAGGTGGTTACCGGGAATGAGGAACGGATCATGTCGGACACGCAGCTGATCTATTTCCTTTCCAGCGGTACGACAAAGGGCATCCTTCTCTACACACTGATGGTGGCATCCCTGAAAGAGGGCTTTGACCTGCTGGTCGATGAGGTGGAGAACCATTTCCATAAAACGCTTGTGGAGAACATGATCAGCCTCTATAAGGACAAAAGCGTGAACCGGAACAACGCGTCTTTGGTCTTTACCACGCATTACTGCGAGGTGCTTGACCTGATGGGCAGGCAGGATAATATCTGGATCTGCAATGCAAACAGCCATATCCATCTCACCAATATGTACGAGGACTTCAACATCCGGCCGGTGTTGCTCAAGAGCAAGCAGTATTACAACAACGCATTCCGGACGGCTGTAAACTACGAAGACCTCATGGCGCTGAAGAAGGTGCTGAAGAAATGAAGAGGCTGATCATGTGCGAAGGTTCCAATGAGCTGGCGGTAGTCAGGATCCTGCTTGAAAATGACGCTCTGATTTTCACGGAGGATGACCTGTTGGGCTTGACCCCTTATCACGCAAGGCAGATCAAAAACAATACCCAAGTTCAGGCAGCACTCTCTATGTACTTCGGAAACGATGTTCTGGTCATGCGGATCGGCGACAAGCAGACTGACAAACTCGTGATCCCGGCGGACTTCAAGGGGAAGATCTGCGAAACCGTAAAATACTGTACGCTCCCGGAGTTGGAGATGCTCCTGATCATTTCGGAGGGACTTGTTAAGGATTACGAGAAAGTCAAATCCTCTGTCAAACCGAAGGAATTTGCAAAGGAACACATCTGGTGCAACCAGAAAAAGTACGACAACAGCTCCCAGTTCTACAGAGACTATTACGGATCCGACTGCGGGAAGCTCATCCGGGCCATCCGTGACTACAAAAGGATCAGGGGTTCCCACAGGAAAGATGAACTGTATCTGGCTGATATCCTAAAGTAGTGAAAAGAACGACCTCGCCCACAGCGGCGGGGTTTTTCTATGGGGGAAACAGCCATCACACCTTCTGTATGCTTTGTCAATATGTACCGATTCATGCACCTGATAATTGTCGGATTTATTTCGCACATAGGCGTGGACTTTCTTCGGGATAGACGGTAATATGCACACAACAAAAGCGAAGGGAGACCACGAACATGAAGGCGGAAGTTGGAATGAAGGTCAGGGCTTACAAGGGAGATTGCATTGGCATTCTGATTCAAAGCACAGAGTGGCAGGGAGAAATCATCAAGGTTAATAAGAAGAGCATCCGGGTTCGGCTTACCGAGAGTACCAGCAAGTTCGGAAGCAAGACCACCAGCCATTGGGACAACCTCAACACCGAGAAGACCTTCCGGTTTGTGAAAACCCTTAGCAACGGCAAGGACTGGTACAAGAGTGAGGCCAACCTTTACGGCGGCATTGAGATTTGAGAGGAGGCAGAGAGTCATGACCGAATACGCAAAGCTGGTGCTGGCGGAGGCAATCTGCCACACCATTGAGATACGGGAGAAGGCCACCGGGAAGGAAGGCGTAGCCAACACCGGCGCTGAAGGTGTGGAGCTTTATTACGGTGCAGATGACGGCAGTGATGACAAGACCGTAACCCCGGAGGAATTCAGCCGGGATTTCGAGATCACGGCCATGATTGCGGGCTGAGGCGGGAGGTGAGAAAATGTCGGAAATCGTGATCGTCAGAAGGCACTGGTACTTCCTGCACACAGCATCTACTGATCCTACATATCCACCTGAGATTGAGCCATAAATCGGTTCAATTTTTGGCGGTTGTTTTGCACATAATTATCGCCCACAGGCGTGGACTTATTCGGAGATTGACGGTAATATGCACACAACAAAAGCGAAGGGAGCAAACAACCATGAAGATCAACGAAGGAATGAAAAAGTACCGCCTGCCCAACCCGACCACCAGCGAAGACCTGGAATGCCGCTGGAGCAAGGTCCTGAAATTTGGGGACAAGATCCTCCTCGCCGGATACTACTACAACGGCAAAGGAAAGCCCTGCTACTTCGGGGCAGTTTACGAGCATCTGGACGACGACCTTTCCTGCGAGGGAGCCATTGGGCTGCGGGCGGTCAGCGAGGTGGAGCACGAGGATGACGGCCACGCGATAGCCTGGGCGATGAGCCAGAAATAAAGAAACATACACATAAGACCACAGGGCTTTCGGAGTGATCCGGAGGCTCTTTTCTTATACCCATTTTTGAGGAAGGAGGGGATGCCACATAGCAACCAGAGGAAGAAAGCCGACGCCGACCGCGATCAAGGAGTTGGAGGGCAACCCAGGCAAGCGCCCGCTGAACGATGCGGAGCCCAAGCCGGAGAAAAAAGCGCCTCCCTGCCCCAAGTGGCTGGAGCCGGAGGCAAAGAAGGAATGGCGAAGGCTCTCCAAGCAGCTGGAGCAGATCGGCGTACTGACAGAGGTTGACCAGGCTGCCTTCGCTTCCTACTGCCAGGCGTATGCCAGGTGGAAAGAGGCGGAGGAATTTATGACACAGCATGGCACGATCACCAAGACGCCTTCTGGCTACTGGCAGCAGGTACCGCAGGTATCCATTGCCCAGACCTACCTCAAGATCATGAACAAGATTGCGGAGCAGTTCGGCCTGACACCGTCCGCGAGAAGCCGGATTACAGCCGGGGCCGATCTGAAGAACACGCCGATGGATGACATGGAAGATCTTCTGGGAGGCGGCTGATGGCGAGGGAGAGACCAAGGGATTATCCCAGGCTGAAGAATTACCAGCCCTCCCGGTTCATGCTCTCCGATTCGCACTACGACGCCGCGAAAGCGGACCGGGCTGTGCGCTTCATCGAAAATCTCTGCCACACAAAGGGCAGGTGGAGCGGGAAACCGTTCTGGCTGCTCCCCTGGCAGGAACAGATCATCCGAGACGTGTTTGGCGTTGTCCGGGAGGACGGCACGAGGCAGTTTCGGACAGCCTATGTGGAAATCCCCAAGAAGAACGGGAAGAGTGAGCTCGCCGCTGCGGTGGCACTGTATCTGCTTTACGCAGATAATGAACCCTCCGCGGAGGTCTACGGTGCGGCGGCAGACCGGCAGCAGGCTTCCATCGTGTTTGACGTTGCCAAGCGCATGGTGGAGATGACCCCGGCGCTCTTAAAACGCTCCAAGATCATGGCGGCGACCAAGCGGCTGGTCAACTATTCCAATGTTGGCTTTTACCAGGTGCTTTCGGCGGAGGTCGGAACCAAGCATGGCTTGAATGTATCCGGGCTGGTGCTGGACGAGCTTCATGCACAGCCAAACCGCAGCCTGGTGGACGTGCTGACCAAGGGCTCCGGCGACGCCAGGACCCAGCCGCTCTATTTCCTGATCACCACGGCCGGAACGGACCGGAACAGCATCTGCTATGAGTACCACTCCAAAGCGAAAGACATCCTGGAGGGCAAGCGCATAGACCCTTCCTTCTACCCAGTCATCTACGGACTGGATGATGGGGAGGACTGGAATGATGAGAAGGCATGGTACAAAGCGAATCCCTCGCTGGGATACACCATCCAAATCGACCGAGTGCGGGATGCCCACCGGGAGGCGTTGACCAACCCCGCGGAGGAGAATGTATTCCGCCAGCTCCGCCTTGACCAGTGGGTCGGAAGCGCGGTCGCCTGGATACCGGAACACATCTACGACAAAGGGGATATCGCTATTGATATCAATGCCCTCAAAGGCCGTGAATGCTACTGCGGGCTGGATCTTTCCAGCACCAGCGACATCACGGCTTTCGTGATGGTCTTCCCGCCGCTTTTCGAGGGGGATAAATACATCGTGGTGCCGCACTTCTGGCTGCCGAAGGAAACCCTCGATCTGCGTGTGCGGCGGGATCATGTCCCCTACGATGTCTGGCAGAAGATGGGTCTTTTCCATGTGACCGAGGGGAACGTGGTGGATTACAACTTCGTCCGCAAAACCATCAACGAACTGCATGAGAGCTTCAACATCCGGGAGATCGGCGTTGACCGCTGGAATGCGACACAGCTGATCACCGAGCTGGAGGGGGACGGCTTCACGATGGTTCCCATCGGCATGGGATTCAAAGATATGTCTCCCGGTATGAAGGAACTGTACAAGCTGCTCCTGGAGGGAAAAATTATCCACGGCGGCAATCCCGTCCTCCGCTGGATGGCAGGCAATGTGGTTGCGGAGATTGATGCCGCGGAGAACATCAAGCCCAGCAAGAAGAAGTCCACTGAGAAGATAGATGGCATTGTGGCTTGGATCATGGGGCTGGACCGCGCTATCCGGCATGAGCAGCAAGGGAGCGTGTATGACGACCCGGAGCATGGGCTGTGGATATTCTAAAAAAGCTGCCGGACAAAAGCCGGCAGCAGATCATTCAAGGGAGAAGCCCTGTTTGAGGATGGTCACCCAGTCCCGCTTTCCGTAAAGAAAGCGGACAATATAGACTCGCTTTTCTTCTTCGGAAACTGTGTAAAACGCCATGTAATTCTTTACCAGCGTGAAACGGATGCCCCAGGACTTCAAAACGGGGTCATCCACTATGGAAAACTTCTCTGGGAAGCTGGATAGTTCACCAATCTGGCTTTCCGCTTCATCCAGGAGGTTATCGGCGGCCTGCGGATTGAGCAGTACGAATTCAATGTAGTCGGCGGCGCTATTCAGGTCACGCTCCGCCGCCCGTGTGATGTGGATGTCGTAGCTCATCTTTTTCGTCTCGCCCGGATTTCCGCAAGCGCCTCAGAGAAAGGACGGGTGTTTCCGGACTGGACGTCCTCCATTCCCTCCTGGAGCTTGCTGTAGAGTTCAAATTTACCGAGGAGCTGTTCGTAGGCTTCGATGCTCAGAACGGCCAGATCACCTTTGCCGTTTTTTGTGATGAAAACGGGTTCGCCATACTGATGGCAGAAAGTGGATATTTCATTATACCCGTTGCGCAGGTCGGCGCTGGATTTGATGGTCGGCATAGTCTGCACCTCCTTGTTAGATAACAAAATTATAACCGAATTTCTTTATGAAATCAAGTGGGGAGAGATATTTCATGGAATTGACGATGGCAGAGAAGCGTGATCTCATCGAGAGGGTCACGGATCTTGTAAAGAACGATGTGCTGAACCGGGAAGACCGGGACGATATCTACCGGGTGTGCCTGGCGGCATGCGACCGAGAACTGGCAAAGCTGAAGGAGGAGTAAATGGGATTCAAAGAATGGCTCGGCTTTACTAAGTCGAGGGACGCGCCCGCAGCAGAGCTACCAAAGATCGAGGACAACGTCCGGGATTCAGGCGGCATTTTTGTTTTCGGAATGACGAACAGCGGCGAGCGGGTGGATGAGAAATCCGCGCTTCAGATTTCAACGGTGTATGCCTGTGTGCGGCTTCTGGCGGAAACGGTGGCGAGCCTCCCACTCCATCTCTACAAGTTCACCGACAAGGGGGATGGCAAGGAACGGGCAACGGATCATCCGCTCTATAAAATCCTGTACCGGCAGGCAAATCCGGAGATGACCAGCTTCTCCTTCCGGGAAGCCATGATGATGCACCTTCTTCTGTGGGGGAACGCCTATGCACAGATCGTGCGCGATGGCAAGAACGGCATCCTGGGGCTGTATCTGCTGCTCCCTGAGAATGTGGAGATCGACAGGGCGGATAATGGCGACCTGTTCTATACCTACCATGCCTACACGGATGAAGTTCCCGGCGAGACCAATAAGGACATCATCTTCCAACGCGACGAGATCCTGCACATCCCAGGGCTGGGCTTCAATGGGCTGGTGGGGTTTTCGCCTATCGCCATGATGAAGAACGCCCTTGGCACGACGCTGGCGGTGGAGAAGTACGGCAGTGCCTTTTTCAAGAACGGGGCGCAGCCGGCCGGCGTGCTGGAGCATCCCGGCGTCCTCAAAGACCCGCAGAAGATACGGGATAACTGGATGAACGCCTATGGCGGCGCCGGGAACGCCCACAAGGTAGCTGTGCTGGAAGAGGGCATGGCGTATAAACCGATTTCGCTTCCTCCGGAGGATTCACAGTTCCTCTCCACCAGGGAATTTGGTGTGGAGGAGATCTGCCGTATCTTTCGTGTGCCTCCCCATATGGTGCAGGACTTGAAACGCGCTACCTTCAACAACATCGAGCATCAGAGCATCGATTTTGTCATGCACACCATCATGCCCTGGCTTGTGCGCATCGAGCAGGCCATCATCAAGGATGTGCTTTTTGAGGAGGAGCAGGACAACTACTTCCCCAAGTTCAATGTGGACGGCCTGATGCGCGGCGACTACAAGAGCCGCATGGACGGCTATGCTGTCGGCTTTGCAAACGGCTTCCTGTCGCCCAACGATATCCGCCGTCTGGAAAACATGGACCTGATCCCCGCGGACGAGGGCGGTGACGATTACTACCTGAACGGCAGCTACACCAAGCTGAAGGATGCTGGCTCCGCCTACGGAGCAAACCAGGTGGCGGAGCAGGAGAAAAAGCAGGAATCGGAGCCAGAGGAGACACAGCCGGAGGAGCCCCAGGAAGAGGAGGAGCAGGGTGAAGGCAAAAACGCAGCCGCGCTCCATGCACAGCGCAAGGCGGAAAGAAGAGGAGGTAATCCGAAGAAATGAAGAAATTCTGGAACTGGATTCATGATGACAGCGGCGGCAGGGTTCTCCGCCTGGAAGGGCCTATCGATTCCGAGTCCTTCTGGGGAGACGAGATCACGCCGCAGGCTTTCAGAGATGACCTGTATGCCGAGGAGGGCGACATTACCCTCTGGGTGAACAGCCCTGGCGGGAACGTGTTTGCCGCTGCAGAGATCTATACCATGCTCCGGGACTACCCCGGCAACGTGACCGTCCGCATCGCAAGCATCGCGGCTTCCGCTGCTTCCGTGGTGGCGATGGCGGGCAACCTGGTACAGATCTCCCCGACCGGGATGCTTATGGTGCATGACCCGTCCACCATTGCGATGGGCAATGCCCGCGACATGGAGAAAGCGATCTCTACGCTGAACGAGGTCAAGGAGAGCATTATCAATGCCTATGCCTTCAAAACCGGGCTTTCCCGGAACCGCATCTCAAAGCTCATGAGCGACGAGACCTGGCTCAATGCCAAGAAAGCTGTGGAGTTGGGCTTTGCCGATGAGATTCTCTTCGAGGCGAAGAAGCCCGAGGAGCCGGAGGAAGAACCGGAGGAGAAGCCCGAAAAGGAGGACGGAGCAGATGAAGGCAGCAAAGGCAGCGAGGGGGAAAAGAAAAAGCCACTCAAACTGGCAGAAGCCATGTGGCAGTTTTCCTCCCGGCTTATGGGAGAAACCATCCTCAACCGCCTCGGCGCAGACAGTCAGCCTGAGAGCAACGAGCAGGAACAGGCGACCGGTACCAAGGCACAGGAACCCGCCGAGGAAGGGCTGACGCCTGCGGAGAATACACAGCCGGAGATGCCTGTGATCGGCATGGACGGCAAGACCCCTGATGGCGCGATGCCGTATGAAATCCTGAAAGACAAGCTGGAGTGGCTTAAGTGAGCTGCCCCGGCTTTTCTTATACCCAAAATCACTATTACGGCCGGAGCGTTTCTCCGGAGAAAGAGGTATCTGTATGAGCAAGATCATGGAACTGCGCAATAAGCGCAACACCCTCTGGGAGCAGACCAAGAACTTTCTGGAGGAGCATCGCGGCGAGAACGGCCTGGTCGAGGCTTCCGCTGTGGAGCAGTACAACAAGATGGCGGCTGACGTGCAGGCCCTTGGTGCGGAGATCGAGCGCCTGGAGCAGCAGGCGGCTTTCGATGCGCAGCTTTCCCAGCCTACCACGCACCCCGTCACCAACAAGCCCATGACCAAGGGCGTGAAGCAGGAGAACGTGGCTCCGACCGCAACGGACGAGTACGTCGGCGCCTTCTGGAACATGATCCGCAACCAGGGCGACCAGTTCGCCGTCCGCAACGCCCTGTCCGTGGGCGAGGATACCGAAGGCGGCTATACCGTCCCTGACGAGTTCGAGCACAAGCTCATCCAGGCTCTGGAGGAGAACAACATCTTCCGCCAGTTGGCAACCGTCATCCGCACCAACAGCGGCACCCGCAAGATCCCCATCGCCAACGATACGATGGAGGCGCAGTGGATCGATGAGGGCGAGGAGATTCCGGAGACCAACACCAAGTTCGGCCAGACCACCCTGTCCGCCTATAAGCTGGGCACGATGATCAAGATCTCCAACGAGCTCCTGCATGACTCCGCCTTCGACCTGGCGAGCTACATCGCCCAGCGTTTCGGTGTGTGCATGGGCAACGCCGAGGAGCGCGCCTTCTTTACCGGCGACGGCGACAAGAAGCCCCTGGGCATCCTGGCTGATGTCGGCGGCGCGGAGCTGGGCGTGACTGCGGCTGAGGAGGGCATTGTGACCTTCGATGAGATTTTCGATCTCTACTACAGCCTCAAGAGCCCCTACCGCCGTTCCGCGCAGTTCGTCTGCAACGAGACCCTGCTCCTGCAGCTGATGAAGCTGAAGGACAAGAACGACAACTACATCTGGAAGCCCTCTCTGGATGTGGCGAAGCCGGATACCATCCTGGGCCGCCCGATCCGCACCAGCTCCTTCATGCCCGGCATTGCCAAGGGTGAAAAGGTCCTGCTGTTCGGCGATCTC